ATGAAGCTCTAGAAAACCAGCTAATTATGGAATTGGCAGCCTATGATTATATGGTTGTACAAATATCTTTAATGGTTGGTGCTACTGCAGAATCGGTTAAAGACAGTAACTCAACCTCTAGCTCAGAATCAGAATCTTCTGAATCAAGTAGAGGTTCAGGTGAGGTTAAACGAATACAAACAGGTCCAACTGAGGTAGAATTCTTCAACGATACAGACTCAGAATCTAAAACCTCATCCAATGTTATAAAAGCAATGCAACCAGGTGGAGTTATTGATATACTCAAACAAAACCTGTGTATGCTTGCTGAAAGACTTTCCATATATCTACCTATTTGCAGAACAGTGAAGAAGGTAGTAGTTCCAAAAGTAGTCAATCACCGGAGGCCAGGTCCATTAGATGGCCCAGACCCAGGCTTCCCAGTAAAGAAGTAGGGTATGGCACGAAGGAAAAGGATTACTAATGGAGTATGGGATAGATACAAAGCCATAGTAAATGACTTTGTTGAAGTGGATGCAGGGAAGCAACCTCTAATCTGGTTGAAGAGATTTGACCAGATGTTATCTTACGGTGAAGATACTGGAAACAACTATGAACCGTATCTATTGGATGGCTTAATCCAATATAACTACATAAGAACTTGGCCTTCATTAAAAGAAACCGTATCAGGTGAATTAGACGGTATCAATATTGTGCTATACGTAACCAAGAGGTCATTAGCAGAGAATGGACATTTAACCAAAGATGGTTACTGGGACTTTGACTGGGCACAGGATAAGTTTGTAATCAATGGTAAAGTATATTCTCCATCTGGTGATACTCAAGTTGCTCAAGCACATGATGAGGCTTTGTTATTCTTTGTAGTATTGAAGAGAGAGACTCCTGAAGAGACGAAAAAGATACTTAATTACATGGAAAATGTAGGCAAGTACCTTGAGTTGACCAAGTACATCCTTGAACTAAACGAAATGAATAATTACGAGGATGAAACTACCGTAAAGACGAATACTACATTTAGAGTTAGACCCAAATAAAAAAAATGAAAAAAAATGGCTGAAGTAAAACAAGTAAAACAGAACGGTGTAGTTGTTAGTCCTTCCACTGGTTCTGGTAATACCACTTTACAGGTAAAGGCAGAAGTTGCTAACCGTGGTAACCGTTTAGCTCAGACTGCCACTTTTGAAGTAGAGGGTTCCGGTGTAGCTGAGAAGAAACAATTTGTTGCTAATCATCTCCCAGCTGCAGAGTTCATTGAGTTTGATAATGCTAGCCCGGCAGTTGATAAGGGTGGTGGTAGTGTAACATTAACTGGTAAATCCAATACTACCAAGATTACCTTTTCAAAAGGTGCTGGTGATGTCATAGGTGCAGATATTTCTGCAATCAAATTTACTGCAAACGGAGCTTCTGCAACTAGTGGTATTGCAATAACTGGTGACCCCGGTGCTAAAGCTAAGTACACTTTTAGTGTTACTTTGACTGCAGAAGCAAACGAAACAATTGAAGCCAGAACTCAGCAGATTATTGCTATTGCTGCTGGTGGACAGAAGGCTACGGCTACACTGAATCAGACTGCTGGTGATCCATTTATCGAAGTTACACCGATAGAGATCGATGTACCTCAGGATGGTTCTGCAGTTCAGGTTACGGTGGATACCAACACCACATTCACTGTTACTCCCAAATCGAAATCGTAAAGATACGGAGTTTTGGTATAGTAGGGTGGGATATCTCTACTATACCCCAAATTTAATACTTAAAGTATGGCAAAAGTTACTATACCATGGGGTGATGGCTCGGGTGATAATTTTTACATAGATTATACCGGAGTTGAAGGGAGTTCAGAATCACTCATAACTTCCGATATTAACCAAACAGGAGTAGAAAGAAGAAAAACTTTAGTATTCAGAACTACAACTTCAAATGTAGTAACTGCATTACAAGCCGAGGCTTATTTAACAGTAATCCAAAAAACAGACAGTTTAGTAGTAGCTATGTTTAATAACACAGTTGCTACGTTCGGTACTTCAGAAGTTAAAGCTGGTTGGAGAGATACTAAAAACAATCAATAGATATGGCAAAGTTCGTAGATATAAATTCTCTCAAGGAGAAAAATATCCTTGATGGCAATGAGAAATTGCAGGTATCAGATACTCAATACGGTACTTCAATAGATATAGCTAGGTTATTTACTTTAATAAATCTTAGTAGTGATATACCGATACCCACTAGTTCTACTGGAATGTTAGAAACTAGTTCTACTCTTAAAGTGTTAAAATATTTGGTTTCTGCTATAGCTTCAAATAGAATAAGGATATTTACCCCGATAACTTCATTAGCAACTTTAATAATAAATCAATATATAGGATTTGCAATAAAGAACCCATTAGCAGATAAAGTAGCCGCAGTAGTATTAATTGGTAGTTCTATAGATTATGATACAGAATCTTTCAAAAATACTACTTGGACTAGTTTTATGGAGATTGATGATGAAACTATTATGTCTACTCTAAAAATAAAAAATATATCATCAATCTCCATAAATAGATTCTTAAATACTGAGGCTAATGATGGTAGTAGTGGTTCAGGTACTATAAATGAACCTCTGTCTAATCCATCACCATATTCTGGTACAGATAATTTAAGAACTCTGTTATTGAAAGCTCAGGCTTTTGCTGGTATGAGATCTGGTACTGATTCTAGTAACAGATTTAGATTTATTTGTGTTGGTAATTTAACAGCTTTACATCCGTTTGGTGTATTATGGTATGATAGTACAAGTAATAAAACCATATTTGTAGAGTTTTTAGGCCCTGGTACTTCCTCATATCCAGCAAATTATGCCATAAAATGCTATGCTGCAACAGGAGATCAATGGGATACATTTATATCTAAAAATGATTCAGATGTATATGGTATTATAAAGAATTCTACTAGTGTTTGGTTGACTATATGGGAATTAAAAGGTAGTGGGTCTAGTAGTGATATAAAAGCTGAAGAGGTTTTAGTAGCTGCACCAACTTTATTCGATGAAAATACCTCAAGTACGTGGGATCCAACTGCAGCTAATAATTTACAGGAATTAGTTAATGGACTTCTATACCGAATTGGTGTTAGAATAACCCCAGACGGTCGGAATTTAGGATTCCGTGTTGCACAGGCAAACGGTAAAATAGCAATCATTGCTAATGATCAATCCTCATCAGATTACTCTGTATTCCTGTTCAGTGGTGGTTCTGTTATACACACATACTTGATCGACCAGAGTTATGTCATGGAGTGGATAGGTAACTATTCATCAGATAGTGATATAATAGCTAGCATAGAGAGTGATGGTAGTGAAACAGGTATGCTTGATTTGGCTGGTATAAATAATTTTGCTACTAAGGCATACGTAAAACCGAACGATGCTGTACTGACGATGTTCCCCTCTGGTTACAGAACTATTATCCCAGGGGAGAACTTAACTACTAATTTAACCTCTGGAACCCTGAAAGTACAAGTTCCAAGTTTGCTTACTGCACAAGTAAAGAATGGTCCATTCCGTGATGCTGTAATAGACGTTCCATATGGTGTTACTGTACAGTTTGCTGATCAAGTAGGTATAGTATATAAAGCAGATGGTGTTGATGGATTTACTGCTACATCTGGTAGAAAGGTATATACTATTCACTTTGTGCCTACAACGTCGTCGACTACTAATATAACCTTTAGAGCATTTGTAAACGTGACAAACTATAAGTAGGATGCTTACTGCTTTTTTTGCTTCACAGAATGGTACAAGTAAAACAGTGCCAAAAACTCTGACATATCAGTTTGAGAATAGTTCTGGTATGGGATTATCCATAGTACAAGGTAACCCAGAAAACCCATTAACTCCAAGAGCTGTAAATGTACCATTTAGTAATGATCCTTATGTAATTACTAGCAGGTTATCATCAGAGGGGAATATAACTCCTATGATATCTGTTAAGTCAGAAAATAACTGGGTATTAAACATCAGAGTTTATTTAAGGAAATACGGTACTGCTACTGATACATTCTTAGGTGGGTTAAATGTAGATAAAGATCATTATGGTACTAACACTATAAGTGGTACTACAAAAGTTAACTTTGGTGATACTTTAATTTATAGAATAGGTTTACTTGATGGAGTATTAACTTCTAAATCTATTGCTCATACCTTCCCAACAGGTAGTATCCAAGATCCATTCTATGGATTTAGTATGAAGGATTTATACACAACAAGTTTCATAGGTATGGAGTTAAAAAGAGATGAGCCATACCCTTATGACTTGGAAGTAAATTTAGGACCCAGTACAAAAGGTACTTTCGAGGATTGTAATGCAGTAGTAGAGTTCTACGAGAAATATAACGGTAAGATTGGTGAGATAACATTTAAATCCGATACAGAGGATAATATTGGTGAGACCCTAGTTGGTATGGATACTAACAAAAAAGTGGTTATGTATTTGAAATATGTGACCAGTGCTAGTGTAGACCCACCAACTCCATCAAAAGTTGCCATTGATTTTACTGTGGGTATTTCTCCTCATTCACCCGGTACAGAAACTACGATATCCATTTATAATAAGGCAAGAACCCGATTATTAAAGAGTGTGACTTATGAAGATGGAGATGTAAGAGTTGGTTCTTCTACAAAGTTTACTAACGTACCTAATAGTGATAACAATGTATATTACTTAGTTATCACCGGGTCTGTAAATAAATCAGAGTTATTTAACTTCTACGATGGAGGAGTATACATTTTCTAAAATAAAAGTATTATGAAAATATCAAAACTTGGATGGCTGTACGTAGCATTGCTAATAGCTTCCGTAATAATCTTCTCTTGTATTTGGAGATGGCTGGACAACGGACTGGTAGCATTCTTGCTCATTTTATATCCGATAGTGTATTTCATTGCCGGATATTTTGCTCATTATCTCAAAATAAAGGCAGCCATTAAGAAAGAATAGGCAATGTCCAGTATCTTAAAAGAACATCAACATAAAACTAAGTTTGGTAAGTTCTTGCATACTCTGGTGCATATCCTTTTGTATATTTGGCAACTACCCCAAAACCTGGCCGGACTTATTTATAGAATAATTCTGAAAGGAGAGAAAAGAATCCTAAAACAAAGAAGCACTGCTTTCTATGTAGCTCCTACAATGAATGGCGGTGTAAGTTTGGGAAACTACATCTTTCTTTCAGAAAGGTCAGGATTAAAGGAGCCTGCTTATGATCACGAGTTTGGTCATTGCATACAGTCTAGAATACTTGGGCCATTATATTTACCCATCGTAGGATTGTGCAGTGGTCTTCATTGCCTATTCCATAATAGAAAGAATAATTACTACGAATTCTGGACAGAGAAATGGGCAAACAAACTTGGTGGAATAGAAGGTTATGCCGGAGAGTACCATTATCATAAGGATGGTGTAATAAGAACTGTTTACTCAGAGTTAAAGGACTTTTACGATAAACATTTTTAACAATGGCAAGAACGGTTAATATCACTCTACCTAAAATATCAGACCTGGTTCTTCAAGTAAAGTTAAACGGTGAATGGCAAACGGTTGAAGCTTTAGTAAGTAACCTTGGTCCAAGTATGCAGATAGGGTATGATAGAGCCGTAGATAAGTTCTCAAGATCTTTACTGTCAATAGTTAAGAAGTCACTAACTTTGGGTATACCACCAGTTGGTGGTGGGGTAACTTGGCAACCGTTATCCCAAGCTACTATAGAAAGATACGGACAACATCCTATTTATAACCTGACTGGCCTTTATTCTAGGTCAGTTGGGTTATATAGGTATAAATCGAGAGTTCTAATAGGATTGCCTATTGGAATTAGGAGATCTTCTCAGAAAAAATTAACACTAAACCAGCTTGCTAAAATGTTGGAATCTGGATCCAGTGATGGTAGGATTCCTCCAAGGCCAGTATGGGCACCTTCTCTTAAAGCTGTTGGTGGTAAGAATAAGCTAAAGCAACTTATCCTAACAGAGATACGCAGAGAACTTCAAAAATATGGTGTAAGACCCAATCAAGTAAAATGGTAAATTCTCAGGAAATTATAGAGAGGTCCATATACATGGCTCTATTGAATATGGCCATTGAATTGGGCTACACTATAAACCCAGAAGACTATCTCCCAACCAGTGCAGAAAATGCTGCAAGGTTTAAGGAAGATCTTAAAAAGATAAAAGATGACAAGGGTTTCTATATAGGTATCTTTGGAGTAGGCAATAATCATTCCCGAGGTATAAAAGAAACCCCGAGAATAGTAGTTGATTCAGAAGGATTTTATCCTGGTGATGTAGGACTACCAAGACAAATAATACAGAAAGAAGAGGGTATAGGTTATACTGCAACCGAAGTACCTTATGAATCCCTATCACAATATATGAACATAAGGTTGTGTGCTTTATCATCAGAACACATGAGATTGCTGCATCAAATTATGTTCTGGTCAGTACCACAAAGAGGTTACTTAAAACCCTACGATGAACTCGAGTTCTTATTCACAGGTAACATATACCTTAGGATAGTTAACTTTTATAATATGCCAGACTTGGAAAATGGGTTAATGGAAAAAGTATATCAATTTGAAGTACAGGATTGCCTCCTAGAGAAAAATACTCCTCCAGAGGTAATTACTCCAATAAGAGATATTTCTGTTCTTCTAGAAAATGCAGATTATACAATTAAAGTACCATAATATATGGACAAAAGATTAAAAATACTTTTGGAAGAGGTTAAAGGTTCAGATCCTAACCTTGATACCATGGATAGAAATACAAGAGTAAGAGCTGGTAATTACCAATTCCCTTTCTCTGGTCAGCAGTTAGATTATCTGTTATTAACTTTAGCCAAGAAGTTATCAGATGGAGATGTATTGGTATTCTCAAATCCAAGCGATCCAGAAACTGTATTATCTGAGATAACCAAATATCAGCTGAATGATCCATCTAAAATACATACTTCTTATGAAGTAGTATTTGGAACTTATATAGGTACACTAAGAATAGATTCTCAGGATACTGCTAGTGTATCAATATTACAGTCTGGTAAAATACTTTATTGTAGTATTGATTTGACCAATGGTCAAGTAACACTGGAAAAGGAAATACAGCTGGGTGATATAGACAAGGTTACTCATGAGGAACATATCTTAACTCTTGAGATAGGTGATTCTGCAGAAGTTAGTGAAAGGAATTTAGAAAAGTTGAGAGCTAATGCTGGAGAACATTTCTTATGTAACCTTGATCACGGATACGGAGTAGGCAGATGGGATCCAACTGATGGCGGTAGTTCAGTAATAATGACTTCTGAGGGTATAAAGACAAGTTGGGACTTAGCTCCAGATGGTTCTATATCCAAAATAGAAGATGGAATATTGCCTGATGTTCCTTACCGAGTAAGTGTACCAGGTACTTCTATAAATATCGTTGTAGATGAAGTGACTGGATCACAAATACTTAAAGCTAGTGTATTGGTAATAGAAGGAGGATCCACTGGGCCGATATCTTATTTAAGATGTGTAGACTCTACAAGCAGTGTAATTCAATTCGCTTCTATAACTAAAGACATAAGGTTATCAGTACTATCATACGATGTATCTGCAAGAAATTTGACTCAAGCCTTCGTAAACATAAATGAAGAGCCAGAAGGTATTGCTAATTCATTATATCAGTACCTTGGATTTACTGAGGGAAGAGTTAACTATAGAACAGTTTAAGAATGGATTGAAAAATGCCATATTAGCTTACAAAGACGGGCCAATTGCTTAATAACACTTTAATATAATTAAATATGCCACAGACTCCAAGAGTAAGGTTCAACTTTAAGAACCTGAACGTGCAATCGAGTGTGCCTCTGTTGGGCGTAGTCAACATGGTAGCAATGACTACTAAGGGTCCGTTCGAAGACCCAAGTGATTTGATCTCAAGCCCCTATCAGTTCACTCGTATCTTTGGTTCGGAGATAGTTCCGGACGGTTCTGTATCGAACATAATGAAAGCCCTGGAAATTGGTGCAAAAGTTCGAGTATCTAGAGTAGCTGGTAAGGGAGCTAGTTATGGATGGGCAAAACCGATGACTGTAACTCCAGCAGCTGAAGCACTCAGTGTACCATCAACTGCAATTATATCCATAGTAATTTCTGATCCCTCTGGAGCAGAGAATAGCCTTACAATGAATATGGCTATTCGTACTAGGGAAGCAGGTTCTCCAGTACTTGATAATACTGGGGTAAATTTGAATCGTCCCTTCTACTTAAAATTGAATGTATCCACAGAGCCAACACTCCGTGCAAGTATCATTCAGTATGGTGCAAGGGATGAGAAAACCAGTATACCAACTTATGATAGTATACTGAATGAGACTCTGTTCTTCTCTGCAGTATCGGCAAATACTACTGATGGTGTAACTACCCCTTCTATCAATGTAAATACTTTACAGAATTTCTTGGATAATGCTCCAAACATTACGTTCGAGGCAATTCAGGGAAAAGAAGGTGATGGCCAGGGAACTATGAAAACTCTGGCAACTGGCATACAGACCATGGAAGACATAGTTTCTATACTTCGTCAGTTCTCCAACTGGAATTCTACCATTATGATTGGTAAGATTGCTTCTGGAACGGTTGATACCGATGAAGTCAGTGATACCAATGTATACATGGAATGCTCGGAGGGAACTGTTGGTACAGACCCAGGTAAGGATGAGTGGATCTCTGCTTACAATGCTAGCAAGGTTTACTATGAGGCATACTCGGTAGTACTCTCTCACATACACCAGCATCTGGATAATTATATAGATGTATATACCGAAGTAGCTAATGATGTACATACTACATTCGAGAATATGCTCTATGTAGAGGTACCAAAGTATGCAGCCGGAACCCGTACTCCTGCTACTGTTGATGAAACATTAACCGCTCTGAAGACTATGGTTCAGACCATTGGTCCCAAGAAGGAGGTAGCATATTTCGGTGGTGGTATCAAGTACTATAATGAAAACGGTTCTCTTCAGAAATGCGATGTATTGGGTTCTGTAGCTGGACTTGATGCAACTTGTGCTTCTACTTATGGGCCTTGGTATTCCTTCTCTGGTATGAATCGTGGTGTAATTGCTTCGGCACTTGGACCCGTGATGAAGAACTTGGGAGGTCCAGCTGAGATAGATACTCTTAATGAGTTTGCTCAGTGGTACATGAACCTGTTCGTAATCAAGAATACCCGTACTCAGGGCCAGCGTACTATGCTTTGGCACGGTTTCACTTCCAATCCCGTAGATGACTCCGAGAAGTTTATTTCAATAGTACGTCTCAATCTCTACTTGAAGAAGAACCTTCGGCCTATTCTGGAGAGCTATATAGAAGAGCCTAATACCTTTGAAACGTGGAAGAGGATTTACTACGAAGCAAAGGATATCCTGGATGACCTTCAGACTCGTAATGCAATTACCTCTTATGAGTGGTTGGGAGATCAGGATGCACAGAGCTATGAAGATCTTCAGGTTAATAACGAGGCCGATGTTCGTCAGGGTAAATACAAGGCTAAGCTGAAGTATCATGAAGTGGTTCCAATGCAGGATATAGAGATGGATGTAATCATAGATATAACGGTAAATAAGAGTACAGGTGAGATATCCATATCTGCTGCACAGTAATTAACAAAATAACAAAATAATACTATGGCAGGAGCTAAAGTAAAGAACCCGAGGAAGAAGTTCTTATGGCAAATAATATTTGTCAGCCATCCAATAAACTCATTCCTCTTTCAGAAGGTAGGTATCCCAGAGATAAGCATTGAACAGGTTTCCCATGGTGATGTAAACTATGATGTAAAGACTGCTGGCCGTGTATCGGTTGGTAACTTAACAGCATCTAAGTTGGAAACCACTTCTGGATCAGATACCTGGTTATGGGATTGGCTTATGTCAGTTCAGGATATGTTGCTGGGTGGTGGTTTAACACCAAGCCAGTATAAGGAAACGGTACTCATCAATGAGCTGGCCGAGGATGGAGTATCTATCCTTAACTCCTGGACTTGCACCGGAGTATGGCCTTGCAAGGTAAACGGACAGGACTTAGACCGAATGAGTTCGGATAACACTCTGGAGGATTTAGAGTTCTCAGTAGATACTTGCGAGAAGCTGTAATAGTGAATCACCAAGGGAGAGCTCAGCAATGAACTCTCCCTTTTTTGTTATAACCCACTATATTTACCAGTATACTTAACAACTCAACACAATGGAAAATCAAACACTTTACGGTAAGACATTTACCTTCAAACTCCCCAGTGGTTATGAAGTAACTATTAGGGAACAGAATGGAGAGGATGATGATATTCTCTCTAATCCTGTGGATGCTAAAACTTTTATGAACATCTCTAAATTCATTGCTGGTATAGTAACTGATACCGATATTACGGCTAATAGGTTGCTTACCCCAAATGATGTTCAGAAAATGCCTTCTCTTGATCGGTATACCATTATGATCAATTCAAGAATCTTCTCTCTTGGTAAGATGCTTGATTTCAGGTATGATTGGGAAGGACCAGCAGAAGGTCAAATAAGAACTGTGGAATATGAGGTAGACCTTCAAGAAGAGTTCCTCTTTGATTATGGTACAATTCCAACCATGGAGGAAATGGAGGCTAAACCAAATGCCATTCCCTTCTATCCAGTATCCAAACAATCAAAAGATATAACTTTCACTACCAAGAGTGGCAAAGAGCTTTGCTTTGATTTGCTTAGTGCAGAGGGAGAAGCTTATGTAATGAACTTACCAGCAAGTGAAAGAACCAAAAATCAGGAGCTTATTGCTCGTAACCTTAAGCTCAAGGTAGGTGAGAAATATGAAACTGTTAAAAACTTCCGTATGTTCTCATCTCAGGATATGATGGATATTCGTTCAGCTGTTAAGGGTATCGATCCAATATTTCCGGGAACAACTCAAATAGAGGACCCAGATACTGGTCAACGTATTATGGTACCTGTAATGGCTGTGGATAATTTTTTCTACCCACGGGAGAACTAGAAGATGTATATTTATATATCGTTGGGGCAAAGATTAGTATTGACTTTAACACTCTAGCAAAGCTCCCATGGCGGCGTAGGAAGAAATTTATAGAAACCGCCAAAGCATACTATGAACAATTTAAAAAGGAGATGACTCATACATAGGGTCATCTCTCTTTTGTTCTATAAATCTGAAACTATATGGCTTTTACAAGTGGTAGTCCTTCTGCAGGACAACTAGAGATAGGTATAGCTCTTGTCTTACAAGATAGGTTTTCTAACCAAGCAAGAGAAGCCAGCTCTGTTATAAGAGGTTTACATCGGGATGCTAAGAATGCTGTACAGGCTAACTTAACCGCTGTTCAGGCATATACAAATATGTTTGGTGGTATAGCCAGTAATATAGTGTCTTCCTTAGCTACTACAATTACAACTGGAGCTGACTTCATCGATATGATGACTTCAGTGGGAGCTATCTCTGGAGCTACCAATGAACAGATGTCTGGATTATCAGAAACTGCCCAGACATTAGGTTTGAGGACCATGTTCATGTCAAGAGATATAGCTTCAGGTATGAAATACTTAGCAATGGCTGGTAATGATGCAAATCAGATACAGGAAATGATATCTGGTGCTGCAATGATGGCCAATGCTACAGGAATGGAATTGGGAGGTAAAGGAGGTACTGCAGACTTACTGACCAATATAATGAGAACCTTCGGATTGGAAGGTGAAAGAGCTGCTACATTAGTTGGTGACCAGCTTACTAAAGCTGCTATGGCATCTAATATGTCCATGATGGATTTGGCAGAATCTATCAAATATTCCGCAGCATCCCTGGTAACTCTGAGACAACAGTTACCTCAAGTAGCTGCTATGATAGGTACCTTGGGTAATGCAGGTATACAAGGTTCTATGGCAGGTACTTCTATCAGAAATATGGCAGACTACTTAACTCAGTCCATAACCAATCCAAATTTCAAGGGAGCTAAAGCTTTAGCTAGACTGGGATTGAGTAAAAAAGATTTTGTTGATGCTACCGGAGATCTTCAAGATTTTGGTGTAATTCTTGGTAAAATAAATGAAGCTACTAAGAACTTATCAACTGTAGATCAGAATGCAGTATTAAAGAGTATCTTTGGTGTACGTGGTATGCGTGCTGCAGTTGCCATAATGAGAGATACTGAAGGATACTTTGATCTCCTTGATAAGATACAAAATCAATCTGCTGGATTTGCCGAAGGAGTAGTAGCAAAACGTATGGAAACTCTTGCAGGTAAGATTGATATAATTCAGTCTGCTGCAGAGAACCTTATGACTACCTTTGCAGAGGCTATACAGAATAATCCTATCATTATGGGATTCCTTGATATGGTAGGTTGGGCAATATCTCAAGTACGTGACCTAATGGCAACTCCATTTGGACCTTGGATAGCTGGGTTAGCAAGTATAGGTGCTGGTGTATTATGGATTACCAATAAGATAGCTAACTGGAGAGCAAGATGGTTAATACTTAATGGTGATACTCAAGTTACCTTCAGATCAATGGTTAGATTATTGATTGGAGGTTGGTCACAGGCTACTATATCTGCCCAAGCTTACCTTAATATGGAGAGAGCTATCATTGCTCAACGTAAAGCTGGTATAGGAGCAAGTGCTACTATGGTTGCTGCAGAAGCTGGTTTACCAAGATATTACTATAATGGTAATATTCCAGCAAAAATGGGAGCCAATGGTAGGTATTATGCTAATACTGGTAGAGGAGCTTCTGGATGGACTCCAGTACCAGCAGCTATGGTAACTACAACTAATGCTGGTAGGATGACCAGAACTATCATGGGTACTGGTGCAGGAGCTGCAGCTGCTAATGCTGCTTCTCGGGGTGCATTGGTTTCTGTTGGTAGAGGACTGCTTGGATTTGGTTCTAGAATAGTAGGGTTATTTGGGGGTCCTTTGGGATTAGCCATAACCGGTATATCTATAGTTGGACCAATGATATACAGTGCTATCAAAAGTAATCAGGCTTCTAATGAAGAGAATACCCGAGCAACTAATGATCTTGCATCTGCCGTTAGGGCTAGCAAAGAGGGATATAATTTAAGAAAGGATAATCTACAAGAGTTAACAGTTCAAGAGATGAGGTGGTTAGTACAGACTCTTGGATTATACACTGAAAAGCTTAATCAGAGAGAGAATAAAGGCAATACCACTATCATTAACATAGACGGTAAAAAGGTATTCGAAGAATATCTCAACGAGAGAGATTCAGAAATAAATGTAGCTGCTGGAGTAAACTAAACAATTATGGCATCACTGATAGGAAAACCAGTTGGAAAAGTGGCTCAAGAGGTAGCTGAACTTGAGCAGGGGAGAATATTTCAATCTCCAATAAATAAGGTATGGAGATCTCTTATATTAATTAATAGGAAGACTTCTCCAATGGCTAAAGCTGAGCCAGATGAAAAAAATAAAGAGTCTGATGCCATTAATGCTCATATAGCTAGAAATGGTTCATATTCTACAGCTCAATCTAAAAATCCTTGGTATAAAAATATCATAGAAGCTAAGAAATCAGGTGTAGACCCAGATAAAATATTAAAAGCTAAATCTATTGATTATACCTTAGCTAATAAGTTAACATCAGAACTTATAAAGAACGATATAGTAATAGCTAACTTAAATGTATCACCGGCAATTAGTTTAGTAATACAGAATCGTCCAGATAGGTTAAGGGTTGAACCTGCTGCTACTTGGGCAGCTATTAAATCAATGGGTCGTAATAACCCTTTTTATTTTTATACCGGTGGAGAAGATACAATAACCTTTGATATATCTTGGTATTCAATAGATGCTGATCACAGGGATGATGTAGTCAATAAATGCAGGCTATTGGAATCATGGGCAAGAGCTGATGGGTATATCTCTTCTCCTCCCACCTTAAGAATACAATGGGGAAACTCTGGATTATTTGAAGATGACCTTTTCATATTGGCTTCAGCTCCATACGAGTTAACTAACTTTCAGAATGCTTCTCGTATGATGAGGAGATATGATAATGATCCAGATACTGGTCAAAGAATAACAAGTACAGTTAGTCAACCTAGTAACCTTAAATTATTACCAAACTGTGCTACTCAAACTCTCACTTTCAAAAGGGTAACTAAAAACAATAGAACCTGGGAAGAAATAATTCCATCTAGTAAATTGCAATATACGCCTGGAGTAATTCTTGATGGTGGGGAAGTAGATTCTCTAGAAAATACTGATACAGAGAGAATAGGCACACAAAACTAAATAATTATGGTAACTATTCCTGGAACAAGTCCCTATGATGATAGTTATGTAATAAAGTTCCCAGATGGAGATATCTCATTGGAAAGAAATATATCATCTATATCTACCGATTATCTAATACACACCGTACTTGAAGGAGAAACCATACAGAACATTGCCTTCAAGTACTATGGTGATTCTGGATTTTGGGGAGTGATTGCTGATGCCAATGATATACTCAATCCATTTGAGGACCTTCATGCAGATATGGAGTTAATCATACCAAACTATGGAGGATAGCAAACCGGTTCTCTTAAATGGTAATGGTACACCATATCTTGCAATATTCGATGGTGCAGGATCTCCAATAATGGATATCTTCAATGACCTGCCAATCGGTATGGAGGTAGAGAACTTTAATTACAAGTATACTGAAGGTAAAGGAGACAAAGGTAAGTTTACTATAGTAACTGACTTTGTGGATATAGTAGATCATCCATCTCTGCAATTCAAAATGCCTTTGAAAATACAGTGGGGATGGATATTTAGTGATAGCTCTTTTAAGTCTAGTCCTGTAAGGCTAGTGAATGTAAAAAGTCATCAGATAGAATTTACTCCAGATGGTGTAAGGTTTACCATAGAATTTGCTGATGCAAAGATGTTCTTGGAAGCAGAGCCATCAAAATTTGTGGGAGATAAGACCGATTATCTGGAAGTATTCAATGAATTAGCCATGGGTAATATGCCAATGACAGTAATTGATTATTCTGAGAAAGCTGGTGTACATTTGGAAATAAGAGATAATAATCCATGTGATGGCAAAACAGAGCAACGAGAAAAGTAAGCCTTGCTTACCTTGTTATACAAAGATACAAAATAATGAGGAAGTAGATGATGGATTGGTGGGTGTAAAAATACTAGACCTTAGTCCAAGTAATTTAGCCAAACCATATCAGGATCCAGAGAAATATAAATTAAGACCAGTACCAGCAACTTATGCGGAAGGAACCGTTATTGTTGGTTCAGCTACATTCCTGAATAAGTATTCTCAGTTAGTTGGTATTGCTAAGGCTATGGCTGGTGGGCCAAACTTTGTGGATACTCGGGATAATAAGATAGAGATACATAACGGTAAGCAATCTGGTAAAACCGTATTTGCTTATACTTATGCTGGTGGTACTGGTGAACTATTGGAATTCAGAGTTCAAACCAAATATGTTCAAAGTATAGAGGCTGGTAAAGCTTCAAGTGTGGATCCAGATACTAAAACGGTAGAAACTGATTTAGTTCAATGTGTACCTACAAATGATGATCCATGTAAGCCGGATGCTTATGTAAGGTGGAATAAAGCTACTCCCCTATTGATACAGAGAGATGTAACCAGGATGTCTAAAATAAAGGGATCTCTTGAAACATTATCTTCTGTATGTCGTAAATTAAATACGGTTAAAACTACACGTACTGTATACAACTCAGTAGAGGATGCTAAGCAGCAAATAGCCTCAAATCCCTCACTAACTGAAGAAGAGGTTAAAGCATACAATTCTCAGATAGAGTCAGAATGGAGAACTTATTTGAGGAAGTTAGATGAATATGAGAAAGCTTTATTAGACTTTAATAATAAGGTAAGACAAGGTATAAAGGTAGATGAAGAAGATGCTCCTAAATTACCTCTTCCACCCGATGAAGTATCTTATTTTATTATAAAGAGGAAGGTATTGATACAAGTAGATCCATTACAATATGCTCCTAAGGATAGTAAAGCTTATTGGCAAAATAGATGGAGACAAGGTTATAATGCTCTTAAAAAGAACAAGGAGATAAACTTAGTCATTCAAGGATCTTCAGATGAAAGACCGTATGGAGATTATCCCTATGATTATCCTGGTTCAGATCGTTCAAAGGTACTTATAGAAATGGAATTAGAAGTACAAGTACCCGGTGTACGAGTAGTATCTGATCCATTGTTTGCTACCCTTGGAGAGTTTATGTCTAATGACATAATAGAATCAGTAAATAGCCAGATTAAATCCAAAGCTAAGTTTGTTGGTAACCCATCAATGGAGTCTTCTCAGATTATTGAGATCAAGAATGTTGGTGAAAAATATTCTGGTGATTGGTATGCTAAAGAAGTTGAACATAGCTTTGATACTGGGGGATATTTTACTGAGGTGACTTTTGAAAAGAAGTCAAGAAACTCCATAATCAATAAGATATCTACTTCTGTTAATATGCAAGAAGTATTCCAGAAATCTCATGATATAGCTAAAGAGTCTTATACTACTGATGCTTGGAAGATACCAAGTAAGATTAAGGCAGAAGCTAGGAAGCATAGAGCATCTATATGGGAAGAGGAATATAATAGGACTGGAGATAAACCAAAGATTGGTACACAAATAGTTGTACGTCAAGATACAGATCCTCATAAATGGGAGATATTTGATGCTAGAACTGATTTTAGAGTAGATAGGGATATAAGCCCAAAAGAGCAATGAATTTATATGAACTAATTCAACAAAGGGGTATAGAGGCAATAGGTAGGTTCTATTCTACATATCGAGGAATTGTTATAACTAATTATGATCCAGACTCTCAGAATAAGGTATGTGTATACTTACCAAGTATATTGAGAGGAGTAGAAGTTTGGGCTTACCCTAAACATCAACAAGGGGGTCCAGGATCTGGATTCAAATGGTTATCACCAAGGGAAGGTTCTATAGTATATGTAGAATTTGAGAACGGAGATCCAAGACACCCTCTATGGTCATATCATGGTTGGGCCATAGGTGAGATGCCTCCAGAATTGAATAAGCCCAATGTACTGGGATTTATAACCCCGAAAGGCAATAAAATTATACTGGATGAAAGTGATTCTGGAGTATTAACTGCAATAATTCAGCAAGATATAATTATTAAATCTCTAGACGGTAATATAAACGTCGATGCGAATAGTATTATAATGCAGGGTGGAGAAGTTGGTATTCCAGAATCTACATCAACAGTAGAGAGACTCAACAAAATAGAGCAAGACATAAACAACCTTAAACAAGTTTTCACATCATGGACACCAATTCCTCAGGATGGTGGGGCTGCTCTAAAGTCTGTTATTTCATCTTGGTCTGGTAGTAAATTAACCGAGACCAAGGTGGAAGATATAGAAAGTGAAACAATTAAACAACCTAACTAAATGGCAAACTATAATCAACTCAACACAATTGGTAGTGGGCCTTATTTTCCCATAAAGTTAGAACAACCAATCGGTAGTGATGGTAAACCAGAATATATAGAAACAGTAGTCAGGCATAAAGTTACACATGATTTGGATTACTCTACCGATCCGAACATTATAGCTAATGGGAATTTTTTAGAGGAAGTAGATACCCTAGATCAAGAATTCCTAAAATCTACCTATCCAGAGAATATGGTAATTGGAGATAGAAAATCTCTTAAAGGTAATTCTATAGGTTCGAGTACTTTAGAGGGTTATTTACCATACTCAAATACTCCAACCTCTCTTCAATTACAGTTGGGAGGTATTAAGAATGACGGTAATAAATGGTGGTATGAATCTATAAAGACCCTAAGTGGTTCTAATAATACGGCTTGTTCTTGCTGGACATTCTTTGTAAACAAAGACTGTAAATACATTAAAATAGAATTCGAATTAGAACCTCAAACTACATTCACTCATATGTCTATGAGAGTATATAGAATGAGTGAATATACTTATATATGGGATATACCATTGAATTCTAATAAAGGAGTGATCTGTGTAAAATTAGAGAAAAACCAAACAGTTTTACTATTCTTACCAGAAAATGAGGGTGATGTGCTTACTGGTACTAAGTCAGTGAATATGATAAGTTGTAAAGTATCATATACTGATGAATCAGTACCTGGTATGGTATATACAACCGAAGAAACCGAAATAAAAAGAGTGCCCAAAATAGGATGGTATGTTCTAAAGGGTGATGTAGCTTTAATAAAGCAAAACCTAACAGCAATACTTACCTATCAAATAGGTCAAAGATTTAGGCAAGAAGATTTTGGTTCTCGTACTTGGGAATGTTTAGAAGAGCCAAATACAAGTGCACTTAATCTGATGATTAAGAACTTTGTGAAAGATGGCATAGCAGCCTGGGAACCAAGAATCAAGGCCTTAAAAGTATTTGCTCTTAAACCAACCAAAGAATCCATACGACTCCTGATATATTTTAAAGTACAGAATTCTCAAAAGGTAGAAGAGCTTAACTTTCAGTATAACTTAAACAACTTAACTACAGATGTCTACTAGCAATCCATGGCTTACCCCTTTTCAAAGGTCATACAATGACATAAAAGCCAAACTAATTCAATCTATGAATGAAAGGGTTCCAGAGGTTACCGATATGAGTGAGGGTAATATATTCATCCTAACTCTTTCAATATTTGCTGGAATTGCGGAAGTTATACACTACTATATAGATGGTATGGCAAGAGAAGCTTTCTTACCAACTTGTAGAAGGTATTCATCTCTATATAAACATGCCAAGCTGGTGGACTACCATATAAAGTCAGCTATACCATCTTCTGTAGACCTTACAGTATACATGCAGGATGGAACCTCATTTCCAGTAGATATAAATGTACCTCAGAATACAGTATTTAATTCTAAGGATGGTAAACCTTGGATAACTACCAGAAATGTAACCATTGAAAAGGGAACTTATACTTATAAAGTTCCTGTTGCACAGAAGGAGGCTGTAGCTGAGGTAGAATTGGGAACTTATACTTCTCATGACATAGTCATAACATTGGGTGATCTGCCAGCTGATAGGAAGTATGTAGAGGGATCAATGGTACTTACCATTGACGGTGAAGCTTGGACCTTGGTGGATACCTTTGCCTATTCTGGTCCTGGTGATAAGGTGTATAAGGTAGAATTGGATAGTACACTCCAACCGTATTTGGTATTCGGTGATGGTCAATTCGGTAGAAAACCCACCCTCGGTTCTCAAATAAAAGGTCAGTACTACCTTACTTATGGTTCAAGTGGTAATATACCATCTAACCAATTTGATAAGGTACCAGAAGTAATGTCTGATATAACTTCAGGTTTATCCATTACTAATACCATAGCTGCAACTGGTGGTTCTGACTATGAGGATTTTGATACTCTGAAGGAGCATATTCCACTCAGTATAAAGACTCTTGGAGTAGCCATTACAAAAGAGGATTACGAAGCAATAGCTATGCTCATAGACGGTGTAGATAAAGCCTACTGTAATTATATATGCGGTAAATATGTAGAAGTATATATTACCCCAGATGGTGGTTCAGAAGCTAGTACCGAACTTATCAACAATGTTAAGCAGAGGATGGAATCCTCAAAAGTACTGACTACTAGAGTAAGTGTATATTCTACACATGCAGCAAAGATATACTTATCTGCAACTATAACCGGTAAGAAGTCATTTAAGTCAATAGATATAAGCAATCAAGTTAAGAAAGCTTTACTTGATGCTTATAACTACCAGAGTTCTGGTATAAACAAATCGGTAAGGCAATCTGATTTATATGCTTTAATGGATAATCAACCAATGGTTGACTTCCTTACCATAACCGAGTTATACTTATTGCCGTACCCAATAGCTATAAATATAAATTCTCAGAATACCGAAGAGATAGTATCTGTACCAGCATTGAACATAACATATTTCAAAATGATATCGTTCAATACTGCAACTCCAGAGACTGACTATGAGAATTGCTATATTCAGACGGTAATAGAAGATGGCAATGCTTTCTATAGAATATTCACCAATAAGAACGTATCTGGTAATGCCTTATCTGGTCAATATGGTAAACCAATAAATGTAAGCTTATACAAATCTAAGTTTACTATGACCATCAACTTACCAGTTGAAAATGCAAACTATGAAAATGGTACAGTATATCAGTTAACTACCCAACCAATGGGAAGCAATGGCAGACTGGTAGATCTTATACCTCATAACTATAATATACCAGTTATCAGTTCAGATAACATAACCTTAACAATCAATGAAGTGGTTTAATCCAGCGAAGACATTCTTCAGGGATTACATCTTCAGTAACCTTTTTGACCATTACTACAAAGCCAATGATACTTATCAAGATTCAGAAGGCAAGGGTATATTCGAAAGGTTCATAGATGTATGTTCTGGCTATTTCGATACTGAGGTAATGCCCGATATAGATAACTTCATGGAATGTCTGGATGTGGATAAAGCCAATCCTATATTCCTGAACTATCTATGGGAATACTTTGGGTTCATCCCTTATGCTTATGGCGTATTAACTAAGGGAGAGCCCTATACAGAGGAGAATCTAGAGAATTGGGTAAAAGAGGACAGGGGTTTTCCCACTGCTGATTGCCGGTTAGTTCTAAGATACGCCATATCACTGTATAAGATTAGGGGAACTAAAAAGTTTTACGAAATCTTAGGTAGATTTTATGGTGTAACTTTTAACCTTACAGAAGTAGAAGGCAGTACTAAAGCTGTAACTGGATTTTCTGGTGATGGGTCAGTAAAGTATGACAATGTTTCTTACTATGATACTCCATCAGCTACTTATGATACAGAGACAGATTGTTGGGAATGTGTTCCTATGATTTTAACTATCGGTATACCAAAAGGTCAATGGAATTTTATGACCAAGAAAGATCAAGAGATTCAGGAAAAACTCTTAGAAGAATGGAAGTCTATGAATCCAGATGCTACAGAAGAAGAGATTCAGCAAGCTAAGGAACATATATCTACTGAGCATCCATCAGATTATAGTGATAAGGTAAAAGAGACTTTGATAAACATAGTTAACAAATATCTGCCAGTAAATGTAAAGTACTTTGAACCAAATGATAGTTCAGTGGTATTTGAACAAACTTCTGCAGTAATTTATATCGTATAACATGCTACTGATATCATTATTATTTGCAGCTGCCCAAGATCAAAAATTAGACAATGCAGTTCAATCTTTAACAAGGTCATCCATAGAGTTAGCGGAAGCAGCTTCTAACTACGGGGCATTAAAGGTAATCTTCGGTATCTTTATGGTATTAGTTCTAGTATTGGTAGTGATGTTTATGTATACCATCTGGAACTTAAACAAAAAGATATCTGTAGTATCAGAGTCTTCTAGTAAGGTCACAGAATTCTTCGATGGAGCTGCTGATTCTACAATAGGTGTAACTGAGGCACAGATTCTTATACGAAGGGAATTCAATTGCCTTGGTCATATACTTAAGTATGCCATACTACGAATAAGACTCGAGAATCATATAGATAATAAAGAGTCAGTAATAAAGAAAGTAGACATATTAGTTAACAATGAGTATTCAGAACTATGTGGGCTTATGTCTAACTTTAATTGTAATGGCAAATCTCTTTCGACCCTATTTGAACTTCAAGATAATGAAGCAATAAAAGATATGGTAATAGAACAAATATACATACCCAAGGATCAATTCTCCATTTCAAATATGGATCAATCAGTAAGTATGTATCTCAATGGATTGAAATTGATGTGCCTTAAAAAATTATAACCATGGAACGAAAATTATTACCGATCATTGACTTTGCTCATGGGTCAGATGTACCTGGAAAACAATCACCAGATGGTAAACATAAAGAATATTTATGGAGTCGTAAAGTAGGTGGAATGCTAGCTGAACGTCTCAAGCAGGAGGGATTCAAGGTAGCATTCACTAATACCTCAGATAAAGAAATCGGGTTATCTAGAAGAAGAGAAATTGCAAATAATCTAGATACTCCATTTGGGGGAACTAAATTTCTGCTATCCCTCCATAATAATGCCACAGGCATGGGGAATGAATGGTGCACTGCAAGGGGATTTGAAATTTATACTACCAAGGGCCAGACTCGTTCTGATTTATTTGCTACAGTAATATTTGAGCAGCTTCAGGAAGACTTCCCGATTACCGATGGATATAAACACCGTATGGATAAATCAGATGGTGATCCAGATAAGGAAGCTAACTTTACTGTACTAATGGGAAATAATTACTGGGGAGTACTGCTTGAGTGGCTCTTCCAGGATAATCCAGATGATGTAGCTTTATTAGAGGATGATAATATAAACCATAAATTGGTTGAGTCTTTAACTAAGGCACTCATTTTCATAGACGAAAACTTGGATAAATTAAAACTGTAGAGATATGGCTAATAATGTAACCGTGGTTAATAACGGTGTAGTTCAACAGAGGTTCTATCAAGTATATGGTGACTTGATTGAATCCAAAGAAACCATGGAACCCATAGCTATTGCTCATGGTAATGGTCCTATATGTGGATTTGATATTGTAGATACTTCTACTGATCATGTAATAATCCGTGGTTCATGGGATCCCAATTTATCTAGCGATGGTATATCCGCTCCGCCAGTATTAAAGAAAGCTAATCGTAGAGTCATACTATCAGACGGGGAAAATAATGGTGGAAATGTAGTTAATGCCATAGTAACTAACGATGGGCTTATACACATATGTCCAGCTATTCTGGATTTTACTAATGTAAAGCCAACTGGTGGATGGTTTGATCTAAATAATCCAAACAGGTTTGTGGCTTTTGCCATGAAAGTAAGCCATACCTATACTCAAGTGGCAGATGCTAGTAACATTGGGGTTAGTGATTTTAGTATTACTTGGTTAACACTAGAAAAGAGTACTGGTGGTACTTATAGTCCAGCAGAGGTAGCCTCTTTAGACTTCTCATCCCTTGTAGGCACTATATTACCATCTGGTTGGATAAATAGGAATACTGATTCTTTAGTTGGTATATACATTGTAGGGTATGACCCAAGTTGGGGAGACAACGATGTATATGCCTCTTTCGGATATAAAATGGCTTTGGTATCATATGATGGTAAATGGCCAGTTAGTCCTTTCACAAACGGGTCATTTGATATCCTTTCACTTAATCAGAAAGTAAAGAATATACCAGTCATAGAGGAGGATGTTGATAGCCTGAAAGGATTGAACAGTATACTTCAGAATCAGGTGAATACTCTGGGTAAGGGTATAGAATGCGATTATGATTTGAATATACATGTTACAGATAAAGGAACTGGTAATGGTACAGTAAGTATTACTATAAAGAAGCTGGTGTATCTCGGAGTAAGCCTCTATGAAGGAGCTGGGAAAACCTTCACCAGTAATACCATGTATTTAAACGATATAAAGGCCATATACTTAGACATATTATCATCTGGTAATCCAGATACTGGTTTACCTTCTATCTCTAAATGGGGATTAAGTCTTGGATTAAGTACTGTTAGGTTAACTAATCCAAGTGACATTAGGGGAGGCATATCTGGTGATTTTCAAGGAACTGGAGAATCTGGTTCTATATCAGCTGGTATTATATGCCTAATCAATAAGAATGGTCAAATGACTGACTCTTATTATGACCTAGTAGGTAATGGTAAAAGTTCAAAAGTAGTAAAACCCTCTGATGATCCAAGTTATTATCTGGCATTGGTATTAAATAACTTCTTTAATAGGTTTGCTAATGCCGCTGATGTATTGGATACATCATCAGAAAGGGATAAGAGATATACTAGAGTATTCATAGATACGAAGAGTGGAGGTTTAACTTCAAGTGATACTTGTGGAATAACTTTCAGATTGTACCCAACAGGTATAAACTTATCTTGGTATGTATACCTTAGTAACACTTTTTCCCCATATACACAAGGTACTTTCAGGTTAGATTTGAATTCAGAGTTGGCTTTACATTTCAAGTCTTATGTATTAAAGAACCTATACTACTTCTATAAGAAGGTAACTGCTCAGGCATCTGGCGGGAAGTTGTTATTGCAAAGTATGCCGTTGATGGTTAATACTACTCAAAGTGGAACAGAGCAAGAAGTAAATGGTCATATATTTGTTTATTTACGAAATGATTCGTCTGATAATTTCTACTTAGAAGTAGTAGTGGGTACTATAAGTGGTTTATCTTCTGCTACCATAAGGAGTACTTATTTTGGTACTACATTTATCCCATTTATGTTGAATGATGTATGGGATTTATGTAATACTGGAGATGTATCAATTACTCCGAATGTATAGATACATATTAAACACAAGCCATAGTTGAGTTGGTTAAGTGGGGCCGGAGTTGGGTTATGTTTAATCCTGCTCTGGCTTTTTTATTGTCTAAGATCTACAGCAGCTTGTTCTAAAGTTTTTTGTATGTTCTTTCTCATGTGAGAAAACATATTTACTGCAAATTTATCTCTTGGCAACTCAAAGTAATCAATCAAGTGAAGGATAGATAACTTACCGTGTGATTCCTTTATTCTTGACTCAAACCATTTGGGAGGTTCAAGCTGTATCTTCATAACCAAATACTCATCAGGTGTAAGATGTTCTTTCATGTATTCATGGAATCTTTGTGATTGTTCTTCCTTGATACGAGTTTCTTCTGAGTCATCAAGTAATTCCTTGTTATTATCAAATAGGACTTCAAATGAAGTTAACTCCTGATTAAATTCTGCCTGTTTAGTATAGGCATTACGCAATAACTTACTCTTGAAAGTTTGAAGGGAAGATAAAAGAGTGGCCTTTAATCTTTCTTCATCATACTCACTTTGATATTTATTGAATACATACAAGAACTTATCCCAGAAAAAAGAGTTGATTATATCTGGTGTAACATTAAATCTTCTAGAATCTATTCCCCTTACTAATCTGCGGATTAATGGTTTACAGGTTTTATACAACCTATTAAACAAATCCTCATCATAAGGTTTTAATTCTGTTAACCGATGTAGTTCACTTCCGTTATTGCCCTTCATAGTAGTAAAGATTTTTTAACAATGCAAATATAATATAATAAGTAACAACTTGTATGAATTTATAAAAATTATTTCACCGTTTGTGTTGAAGTTAGTTCAAAGATGAGCTTCATGAACTATATCATCTAGCAGATACTATTGATAATACATCCTGAATATTATATAATATATGAAACAAAACAAGGTAAAGAAGAGGTTAAACTCATGTGATAAATTCACTTTTTCCATAGAGTTTCAATTAGAAGTATTAAGGTTTCTGATACAAGGCAAGGAATCTCTTTTATATATCTCAAAGATAAAGCCTGGGTATTTTACTCTGATAGAACATTCTATCTTAGTAGAAGCCTTGATCAAATTTGTTAAGAAGTATCAGAGAATCCCCAGTGAAGTTTTGATGATAGAACAGGTAAAGACTTTATTGGAAGGCAAGGATTATACAGATTTGGTTACAAAGGAAGATATCCCCAATATTCATAAGTTAATATATGAACTGTATAACAAGCCATTAAAGGATGTAGATATAGTTTTGGAAAACATACATAAGTTCATTGCCTATATAGAATTAAAGGCTTTGAATGAGAGTATGGATTTCTCAGATTATAACTCATATGAAACATACCAATCAAAGCTAACCAAGATCCTTCAAAATTCAAAGCCACAAAAGAAGGATGAACCATTGTTAATGGTTAGTGGAACTGCAATGCGTCAACTTATGAGAAAGGTTGATCCGGATGTAGTTCCTACTCCATTTTGGCAATTGAATAAGTTGGGTAATGGGGATGGGTATCCTAAGAATTCTTTATTTGTGTTGATTGATCGACCCAAACGGAGAAAGACCTTTGCACTTATAAATATAGCAAGGGGATACTTGGCAATGAGGAAGAACGTATTATATATTGATACTGAGAATGGTAAGAACCAGTTAATGGATCGTATGATCCAATCTACTCTCAACAAAACTAAGAGAGAGATGTTAACTGGTGATTATGATAAGATGGAGCAAAGACACATGCGTAAATATAAACGTCTTGGTGTAGAGTTTATAGTTGAGCGTGTACCAGCAACCATTGCCGATTGTAATACTATCAAGAATCTAGTCAGGAAGTTAGAATCAGAGAAAGGTATAAAGGTGCATGTCATCATGATTGACTATGCTGCAAAGTTAGCTTCTATTTCCAGAGATAAGGATGATGTAGAACGTATTAACAACGTATATATTGATATAGATAATATGGGTGATGAACTTGGGCTAGATGCAATATGGACTGCCCAACATGTTACCAGAGAAGGCGCTAAGCATCAAGAAACAAGATACGAGGATAATGATATTGCTTCTGCTATTTCTATCATAAGAAATGCAAAATGCGTAATGGGGTTAAATTCTACACCCGATGAAGAAGAACATAATATAATGAGAATGGAAGTTGTAGTTCAACGAGATGGAGTTCCAACCGGTAGAGTTATGTTCAATATGGATCCAGAAAGACAACGTATGAAAGAGTTCTCAAGAGAAGCCAGAGCTAAATATGATGAGTCCATGGGTAGACAAGTAGATGATATGCTTAAAAAGAAAAAGAAGGTAAGTAATCCCAATGCAAACTCTGAAAAGAGGAGTAAAACCACTGGTGATATTTAGTAACATATTATAAACCTTAATAATTAAAGTTGTATGGCACGTATTATTGATTCTATGGATTTGGCCAAGTTTGGAGAAAAGGTTACTTCCTGTCCCAAATGTAAAAAGGTAATAGCCTGTGTTCCAAATGAAGTATTCTTAGATTTATCTTATGGTTCTGGACATTTTGGAGAAGAGAGTATTGTATGTCCTCAATGTCATAGTATACTTCATCTCAATGAGTTTCATACTGTAGAACATATGTAATCATGGATATCAGATTGCTAAAGATATTCCGTAGGAGAGCTTCTAAAGAGATATGCTTAAGAAGACAACCAGGTAATAGGTATGAAGTGGTATGTCCAATAAATGAAGAAAATACTCTTGTATGTTTTACTAAACAATGGGTTCACATAAATAGTCCAAAAGCTTCTATTCTATTTAAGATGTGTACTCCCAATGGCAGTACTTTCATAAATAGAATAGGGTATAATCAATACGATGAGTATATTATACCATTTAACACTAATTTTCTAACTATGGAAGAAGCTATTTTAGAGATATCCAAGATTAGGAGAGGTTATATACAATATCACTTAGTGCCGGAGTTCTGCAAAGGATTACCCATTAAGTAGTAATCACCCGGCTATGGATAACATGGTCGGGTATTTTTGTTTACTTATATGAAACTTAACAGCAATATCAAAGGTTTTCCTTTATACCATGTAACTAAAGATGGAAAGGTATATACATAAAATAAAGACTGGTTATTATGAAGCTTAATAATAATCTCAAGGGCAGGCTCCATCAATACTTTATAAGAAAGATAGGGGCTTTTGATTACAGACACTCATGGATGAAGTCAGATTGTCCATACTGTGGTAGAGAAAAGAAGTTTGGTATCAACCTTTCAAGCAATAGGTGCAATTGTTTCCGATGTGGAGAACATCCCTCCCCTATTGGATTAATCATGTATCTAGAGAATACAGATAGTTTTCAAGAAGTACTGCATATACTTGAATCGGGTGATTATTCTGGATATGTATTTAAGGAGGAGAAGGTTGAATTAAAAGGTAAGAAAGAATTTTTCCTCCCTGACGGATTCAAGAATATATCTATGGGTAATTCTGTATTGGCAAAGTCAGCCAGGAATTATTTGAAGAGAAGAGGATTCAATATAGATGAATTGGCTCGTAAGGGATGGGGATATTGCAATGAAGGTAAGTACCTGGGTTATGTAATTATCCCATTTACGGAGCATGGGCAATTAACTTATTTCAATGCCAGATTATATATGGGCGCTGGCCCCAAATATAACAATCCAGAAGTAGATATAACAGGTTTGGGGAAGAGTTTTATTATTTATAATGCAGATGCTCTAGAAATATATAAAACAGTTTATATTTGTGAGGGTGCAATTAATGCAGAGACTATCGGAGAAAATGGGATTGCAACGGGAGGCAAGGCCATTTCAAGATATCAGGTGAATAGATTTATTAAAAGCCCAGTAGAAAAGTTTATTATATTAATTGACCCAGATGCTAAGGATAAGGCATTAGACCTGGCTTTCAAATTAGTACCCTTTAAAAAGGTAAAGGTGGTATTTCTACCTGATAATGAAGATGTGAATTCTTTGGGTAAGAGAAAGACTTTAGAATATGTACGAAAGACGACATATCAGACTTATCAAGAACTTTTAACTATAAAATCAGAACTAAAATTATAAATTATGGCACTTTTAATTTGGGTTATATCAGTGGTATTACTTTCATTTATTACACTTATTGTAACTACTTGGTTATGCAATATAACCGACTCTTCAAATAGCCTTATTCATAATAACAAATATAACAAGTATAAGATTTATTACGATGCCTCATGTGACCTATATTATTGTAAGATGGTAACTAACTATCTGTTGGGTATTATCCCTATTTGGAGGAAGGTCAAATATTCAGTACCATCAGGATTTGAAGATTCAATTTATCATATATGGTATGAAGATAATTCAGAAATTATACGGGTTGAGATGAATAAAAGTTACACTGAATACTGTGAAAGAAAGGATAAGTTAAAAGCTAAGGCAAGAGTAGTATATAAGAGTTATGAATAAGGTAAAGAGAGAACCGTCAATCCATATATCCAAATCTTTATTCCGTAAATTATGGAATGAGATTGGGGATAAAGTATCAGAAGAATTTGTGGATAAATTTTTTACAAGAGCCAGGCAATATTCTTTGGATCACAGATCTGTAGTAGGAGAGAATAAACCCATAAGAAAAAAGGCTATCAGTAGAACTTCAGGTAGTATAGGGGATGCTAATTTATTAGCCGATATTATATACTCTACTAGAATACAATTAAAACATATAGGAGTAACCAAAATAAAGCAAACAGATTTACAATGGGCATCAATAAAAGAGTTGGTACCTGTTGTAAATGAATTCTGTCAAAAGTATGGGTTTGAACCTCGTCAAGGTTATATTGAATTTGTAACTACTGGTCTTAAACTTATGTCTCAGGCAAAGAGGGTTAATTATAACTTCTGTGCTAATTGGTTATATCAAAGAGTTAATTGGATAATTGAGATATATGATTCTGAGATAGAAGTTAAAGAGGATAAATATCCAGAATATACTAGAGAGGTATATGAGAACTATACAAAGGAAATCCTCGACAGAATAGGTATCAACAATACTTATGATAAGAATCCTCAAGAATATGTATGGTTTGTAAGAGCAAGAAAACTTGCAGATGAAATAGGGGTTGACTATGAAACTTTTGTTCAGGCTCAATTCTATGCTCTTGAATTCTGTAATGGTATACCTAAGATAGAAGATTTATCAAATGATAAGGCTCGTCAAAGAGTAATTAATTATATGGCTAAATTTAACATTGTATCCCGACCCAAATCCGAACATGTGGATTGGGATGCCTTTAAAAGATAGGATATGAAAAGATATGATCCAATGGTAGAAGCAGCTAAACCCTTATTAGTGTTATATACTGTAGCTATAATAATTGGTTTGATATTGGGTATTATTTGTTGGATATTTGATATAAGAATATGATAACTATAACTATCAAGAACTGTAATGTTTGTGAGATTTCTGGTCCAGCTAAATTCACAAACAAATTATATGAGGCTTTCAGGATCAAGCATCCGGATGCCTGGCATATATTGATGTATAGCAGGGCAAAGAATTGGGATGGGTATGTAAAATATATCTCAAACTATGGTCAATTCAAGATAGGCCTACTGAATAAGGTTTATAATGAATGCTGTAAAATGGGACAAAAAGTAAAAATTATAGATAATAGACCCCCGTTAGGAATTAAACCAGTAATTCCAGATATACTGGGAGATAAAAATCTACGGGAAGTACAAAAAGAAGCTCTAGAAAAGATATTAAATAATCGTGTAGGGGATACTCCTTTCCTGATTTGTGCATCAGACCTGGCTGTAAATTTTGGTAAGACACTTATATTCTGTGGGTTACATCAAGCCTTCAATAGGAAATTGAAAACTGTGTTGTTATTAAACAGTGCAGATTTGTTTAAGCAATTCAAAAAGGAGATTCCAGAGTTGTTACCAGGTGAAAAGATTGCATTTATCCAAGGTAGTAAATGTAATGATTGGGGTAACTTCAATGTGTGCATGGTACAGTCATTATCGTCTAACATAAAACGGTACCAAAGATTCCTATCAGAAATTGATATGGTATTAATAGATGAGGCTGATGTCATAGATAACAAAACCTATAAAACCGTAATACAGCACTTATACAACTCTAGAATACGAATTGGATTGAGTGGTACAATTTACATGAGTGACCAGAAGAAGAAATTGATACATAACCTAAATATCATGTCTTTCATTGGTGATAAAGTTAACCAAGTAAAACTGGTTGATATGATAGAGAAAGGATATTCTACTCCCATCACCTGTAAACTGGTATATGCTCCCTTTAAGTATTCTAAAGAAGTTGACTATCCAACAGAATACAAAGAAGTGATATGTGATAACAAAGAAGCTTGGAAGTTTTCTCTTGATCGTACAAGATACAATCTGAAGAGAAAAAGATTGCCAGCTCTTATTGTATGTAAGTTCATTGACCATTGTGAAAATCTTTACAAGTATTACGTTAAACATCTTGGAAATGATTACAGTATACAATATGTACATCATAAGACAAAAGGGCGTGATAAAATTCTACAAGATTTCAGGGAAGGGAGAATTGATGTGCTAATTGCTACTACAATCATTTCTAGAGGTCAAAATTTCCCTGAATTGAAATATCTTCAGAATACTGCATCAATGAATTCTAATGAAAAATCGATACAGATATTGGGACGTCTTGCAAGAACTCACATGAATAAGAAGAAGGCATATCTTGATGACCTTCAATTCCCTGGTCATTACCTTAAGAGGCATGGCAATCATAGAAAAACGTATTATCAGAAAGAAAATTTAAAGGTAATCAAGGTGGAGGGATAATACGCACGCGTATGAGTATATACTTACCTGTATATCTCTATTAGTATTTAGTATACTAAATACTAATAGAGGTTTATATAGCTAAAGCTATATAAACTTATACTTTCTATACTTACTTTAGTAAGTCTTTAAGCTAAAGCTTAATAATGCGCACGCACGCATAAGGGATTGCCTGAAAGTTAGTGCATATACTATTCTACATCAATGAAACAGAAAAAACCTATTAACTATTGAATGATATCAAACACTCGAATATATGGCTAAGAAAAAGAAAGACAAACTTAAAGATGCCAGGGAAGAATTAGAATCAGGTGATATTCTTGAACCAATGGATATTTCTAAGTTGGGAACAAACGGAGATGTATGCTTTGGTAAGCATTATGATCTTTCAACCAAGGAATGCAAGATGTGCGGGGATTCCGAATTATGTTGTATCAAGTTCACAGATCTAATGGGTAAGACCAGAAAGGAATTAGAAGCTGATACCCAATACAAGGATTTGGAACCTTTGATTGATATGGAAGGTTGCAAGAAGTATTACCGTAAATTGGTAAGGGATAAACTTGGTAAGAGAGAAATACTTGATAAGCTTCAGAGTAGGTTTGAATTATCACGTAAAGAAGCAAGAGACTTATACCGTAAATTTAACAGTAAATAACATGATTCAATTAGAATTCACAAAGATTCGGGAGGTTAAATCCCCCAACCGAGCAAACGAAGGGGATGCAGGTTTAGATTTCTATATCCCTAAGTTATCAGAAAAGGATATACTAAGGGTGGGGGAAAAAGATTTACGTGATATGGTTGGTATCAACCGTAAGATGTATAGTAAAGGTTATATCAAGTTCAATGGTATGGGAACTGATGATCTTTATGTAATCGTTAAACCTCATGGAAGGTTGCTTATTCCATCAGGTATAAAGGTACTGATCAATCCCAAAGAGTCTATGCTAATGGCAGCAAACAAATCTGGGGTTGCTACTAAAGATGGGTTGACATTCACTGCAGAGATTGTGGATAGTCCATATACTGGTGAAATGCACATAGGTATACAAAATAATTCACCTGAAGAAGTATGGATACCTCTTCAACAGGATAAGAAGATAATGCAGTTCATACATGTTCCAATCCTACTTTCAAATCCCATAGAGATACCTAATGAGGAGTATGAAGAGAAAGCAAAGGACTGGGGAACAAGAGGAGATAAAGGATTTGGTGCACACGATAACAAATAAGAAGATGGACTCGAGGGACATAATTCAGGAACCTGGTATCATACAGGGTGATAAGTATTTGGAAGAGATATACTCTATGCAAAAAGAACTGTTATTTGGTTATATAGGCATAGAGGGATTACCACAATACCCAATAGACATAAATACTAAGGCATCACAATCCTTGTTGAAGGATTTCACTGCTAGAGTGGTAGAGGAATTATCAGAGGGATATGAATCATTCCAAGCTATCAGTGAAAGTATGAGTAAAAATCATTGGAAGTTAGCTAATGGTAATTGTGAAGACTCAATCTACATTGAATTGTTAAACAATCTTCAAAATGCCAATGAAGAGAATGCAGATGCAATACACTTCTTTGTAGAGTTGCTAATATATGCAAATGTAGGTCCTGAGGATATCATGTCATACATGGAGAAGTATGCTAAGGATCATAACTACAGTAGGGAAGAGATTAATCTCTTAACCGTTATGAGGAATGATATATTGATCATTGCTCAAAGTATGGGAGTAAAATGGTTGATGGATGAGGGTAATATTGATGTTATATTTAATCATCAAAAGATAGATCTCTTAAAGTGGTATGGGAATAAAGATAATGGATCTTTCCCTGAATACAACATTAAATTATTAGTAGGTGGTAGGTTATATAACTATGAAGATTATGAGATTCAATATCCATACATTCTGTGGAAGATAACCCATCACCTTAACATTGCTCGTAACTTCTTGAAGAATAAGCCTTGGAAGCAATCTCAGGTAATGACTCAAGAGTTAAAGTATCAGGCAGAATTAGTGAAGGCATTCATATATTTCTGTGGATATCTTGGATGGATAGGTATGGATTCAAAGGAAGTATTCTACATCTACTTCAAAAAGAATCACATTAATATGTTCCGTCAAAAGTCGAAGTATTAATATGAACATAGTAAAGAGCAATAGGCCAGTAGATGCTTGGGAGCAAATACTTGAAAATTTTTTGGTTAAGAAACCAGAATGGTTTAGTGAAGGGATAGGGTATAACTTAACCGATTCATTATTCACTTATGATCTGGTAGTAGAGATATCAGAAGCTAAGTTTGATCCAGAATTTGATTTTGGTAAGTTATTTGGATATACAGCTACTAAGTGGACTGGATTAATAACTAATTACCTTGATCTTGATATTCTTGATCAGGCAAAGTTAATGATAAGGAAGTTAGAGGAGAATAAGGCAGTAAATAGGAATTATCACATAGGTTTCCATTTTGCTGATAATCATGGCAGTGGAAAAGGATGCTTGGTTGGGGGTATATTCTCTCGTAAGATCGGGGTTGATAATCCTGAGGTGACGGTAATCATACGTTCATCAGAAATAGTTACAAGGTTGCCTATAGACATGTTGTTGTTCTGTCGTATGGGACAGTACATTTATGGTCATGATAATTTCTCATTGAAGTTAGTTATCAAGGCTGCTTGGGCAAATGATACTACTATACTTCTATATCAGAACATAAAGGACTTAAAAGAGTTCTTGAAAGAAAACTGTAATGATGAGGCTCGTAGGAAAAAGATACGTAAGTCACTGAAAAAATTAATGACAAGTGATGAGGCTAGTTATAAAACCTATGGCAACAGTTTTAGAGCTTTCAAAGTACTTAGGAAAGATTTGGGATATAAGCAAAAATCAATGTTGGCTTCTGACTTAGAAATTGGAGATTGGGATGGAATTCCATTACCTGAGGTATGTCCATCAATTCTAAAGCGTAACATGATAAAGAAGACATATCTTAAGTTCACAGAGAAGTATGGCCTTAAACTAAAGTTGGAAGAGAATACAGAGAAGAAAAAGAAAAAGTTGATATCATTCTCTTCACCAGATGAAGATGATATGGATGATAACGAACCAATAGCTGAGGCTAATGAGTAAGTTAAAAGTAAAGAATAACCTGTTAATGTTCCGAAATAGCATGAAAGCTTGGGAGGGGCTTAACAGGTTATTCTTATTCAATATTCCTGGTTTGGATATTGAAAGAATTGGTAAAGCTCAATATATAAATGATTTAGTAATTTATATTAAAGAACCTCTAGTAGACCCAGAATTTGATTTTGGCAGGCATTTTAATTATACATCTGCTAAATGGAAATCTTTGATAGCTAACTATATAGATGAGAATTCAATGGTTGATCTGAGACAAGAAGTTGTGAGATCATTGAATTCAAGAAAGATTTTCAATATAGGGTATCAGTTTGATAATAAGCATGCTCATGGAAAGAATTGCTTACTATCACTTACTGTATCTAAGAAAGCTGGTATGGATTGCCCAATGATAACAGTATTCATGAGGGCTTCTGAAGTAACTAAAAGACTAATATGTGATCTTCTATTAATTCAGAGGATTGGTGAATATATATTTACTGGGGATAAATTCTGTATATCCATACATTTTAGTCAGATATTCAACGATGATACAGTATTATTAATGTATCATGCTCATGAAGACCTACTAAAACTTAGTGATAAGTTGGGTATATATGACAGTAATTGGTACGATAGGCTGAAGTACTTACTTAAAGTAGATCCCGAAAAGATAAAGTATAAGGTACATAAAAGAGCTTTGAAAGTATTGAGACCAGAACTATTCAAATATCCCAAAACTCTGGCTAAGGATTGTACACTTGGTAATGAAGACTGGCTACCTTTCTAAGAAAGGGAAGTCTATTGAATTGCAAACATAAAAAAATTATAACCATGAGAATATATTCAAATCCCTACGAATTGATGTCTGAGACTGCCCGTAATATATGGGAGATGGGTACAGAGGTAAAACCAAAAACTTACCAAAACAAAGTAATAGAAGGCAAAGATGAGTTCATAACTAAAGAGCTTATTTGTGAACAATATTGCTTAACTCACATGGATGATCCATCTCCATTATTTGTATTTACCAAATCTAAAGATTGGGCAGATGCCGAATTTAAAGAGAGAATTAGTGGAGTAATGGAAAATCCGGGTAAAGCTTGGGAATTACGTAAAGATATCTGGGAAGAGTTCTTAGTAAATGGGTTCTTTGATTATACCTATGCTGAACGTATGAATGAGACAGTTTCATATAAAGGCAAGGCATTTTCTAAAATAGAAGCAATTATAGAGTTGTTAAAAACAGACAACGATACTAGAAAAGCCATACTAAATATATATGGTGAGGATGGTTTTAATGAGGATTGTGATTCAAACTATCTTGGTGGTGAACATAGAATACCATGTTCAATGTATTATGATTTCCTTATCCGGGAGAATGCCAGAGGAGAAAAGCAATTAAATATTTGCTATCACCAAAGATCATCCGATTTTGTAACTCATTTCGGAAATGATGTATATTTGGCATGGAGACTGATGGAATATGTAGCTAGTGAAGTAGGAATTAAACCTGGATATTTATATCATACTATTGATAGTTTGCATAGCTATAAAAAAGATTGGGTTAAGCTTAAGACATCAATCCAAACTGAATTGAGATAACCTCAGAGGGTAATTGGTAATTGAAATGATGTTTTGTTCTGGGAATCGAGTTTAGTAGTGAAGAAATTACCATTACCCTCACAAGGGCCCATAGCTCAGTCGGTCAGAGCAGCGGACTCATAATCCGAAGGTCGTGGGATCATGCCCCTCTGGGCCCACTTGAAAATCAGCCATTTACACGCAAGTAGATGACTGATTTCTTTTTCATTTACACACAATTTACACACAACTTTCCGATTTTACACTCGTTTGAGGTCGTCCGAAAGGCCGTGCTTTTCTCGCGCACGTGCGCACATACGCCAAAAAATTACCGATCGCCGATACCTCTCTCGCGCGTAAGGAGGCCGCAAAATTCATCGTAGCGACATAAATACGGCGCAATCAATTAAAAATGACCAACGGGCCGATAACCCTCAACCAACGCAAAATTGCGTCCGTTGATTCTGTTCGACTGGGTAACTTTGTGATTCTGAACGTCAACACAAAATTGTGTTGAGCAGTATTATACCTCCCCGTAACCACCCCGTTTTACCCTTGGCGTAACCTTGACGTATTTCCGTTTTACGCTTGTTTTGCGCTTGTTTTACCTTGGGACAACCTTTGGGTGTTTTGGCAAAAGGCCAGCAGGGCCAGCAACAGCAAACCCAGCCGCCCGGATTGACGGCTGGGGCAAGTAGTGGTATAACGAAGCCTTAATGCTCGGTTGTTATTTTCTCGTGCTCCTCGGCCAACTGCCGTAGCTCGGTATTAAAATCGGCGTTGATCCTCACACGCTCTTTAAGTTGGAACAATATTTCTTTTACCTGCGGGTCCTCCGGTTTTACATCTCCGCTTTCCAATTTGGCGACAAGCTCTTCCCCTCGGCGTATTACTGCTGCTGTTTCCGCCGCCATCTTATCGCCCCGTCGTAAAATTTGATCTATATTCATAACGCAATAGTTGTTTATCGGGTGAGTTTCATTAACAATCCTTTCGGCTTATGGGTGGGCTTGCTCGGCGATACCTGCGCCCGCAGTTCTTGCAGTTGCATCCGTAGTTCGACAATCTCCATGACGAATTCGCTACGTTCTTGGAGTAATTGAAACCGGGCTTCGCTGGCTTTCATGTAAAGTTCCGAAAGGCTGTTAAAGTCGGAGGGTTTATTCGTTTGTAAACTCATATTCCCTGTTTGTTTGTGGGTGAAACATCAAAACATCGCCGTCCCTTTCCCATTCTCGGATCGTGTACCTGCCTTTCGGGAGGTAACCCGCCCGGCGGACGGCTTCGGCCTCGGTGGGGAAATACCCCACCGTATACCCTTCAAAGGATAGTTCGTAGATCATAACCGTAGATGATTAGTTCAACATTAATTGCAAGGCTTCGGATATATCGGGATACTCTTTGCCTTCAGCGTCCCAAACCGCCGGCACCAGCACGAGGTCTTGCCTCTCGTCGTTGCACATCTTCGCCTCGTAGTTGATGAAGGCTATATATCCCTTGTGGGTAATCTCAAATCCCCTGCTGAGGCCGTCGCAGTGGAAGGTAATGTAATCGGCCGCTTTGCGGGCCATTGTCCGAATGTCGGACGGGGTTAATGCTGTGGTCATGGTATTAACTCAGTTTGCTGGTTTTGCACTGATATTGATTGATTGTGTGCCTGCCGGCCAAAATATCACGGCATTCTATAAGCTCTTTTGTTAGTTCGACTATTCGCTGCTGTGCCTTGATAAGGCGATCACCCTGTTCGATGTAATCGCGTACACCTTTCCAATACTCCGCCCGCCAATCTATCTCCGGGGAACTCGTCGTGTTTACGTTCTTTTTCATAATTTTATCGTGATTTTGGTTGAATCTCGCTATTTTTTAGTCGCCGTAGTAGGTTCTGCTGTTGCCGTAATAGTCCGCGGGCACTATCAACAGCTCGGGGCGGTACTCCGTGGCCTTCGGCTGTTCCGTCGGGCGGTTCTCGATCTTCGCCGTCATGATCGCCAACTTCTCATTGCGCCAAGCCTTCTTGAGGCAGGTCGAGAACGACATTGAGACGTTGGCGCGTTTCAGATACCAGGCGTTTTTCATGATCTTCGAAAGGTTGTATTTGGTTGTTGCCTTCATGATTTATTAGGTATTAGCTTGTTTTCTCAATGCAAATATAAGGCATTAGTTTGTAACAACCAAGGATTTCCACAAGAAAATACAAAATAATACTATTTTTTTTCGCTTATTTATTTGGCATTACCTTATAATTCGCCTATATTTGCATTACAAACCAATGCTTTATAAGTATGATACAACTAAGAATTAAGGAGTTATGTAAAGAAAAGGGCATAACGCTGAATCAGTTGGCCGAAAAGATTGGAATTTCCCAACCGTCTATTAGCGGTATAGCAACGGGAAAGCAAAAGCCAGCATTTGACACGCTCGAAAAAATGGCCGATGCTTTGGAGGTTACTCCCGCGGAGCTTTTCGCCCCTCAACCGACGAACACAATCACCTGCCCGCATTGCGGCAAACTTATCAAGGTGGAGAAGGGGGAATAATATGAAAACGATACACGAACTATTGCAGGAATGCGACGCATTAAAGGCTCGTTTGTCCGCATTGCGCCCGCTGCCCGTTGAGGCTTTGAAAAAGATCGAGGGGGCATTCGCAATCGAATACACCTACGAAAGCAACCGTATCGAGGGGAACACGCTGACCCTGCAAGAAACGGAGCTTGTAGTGAACGAGGGCGTAACGATCGCGGGCAAGTCGATGCGCGAACACCTCGAAGCGATCAACCACGCCGAAGCCATCGACTACATCAAAGATTTTGCGCGCAGCAGTACGGAGATAAGCGAGCGAACGATAAAGGAGATACACGCCCTTATACTGCACGGGATCGACAGGGAGAACGCCGGACGTTATCGTACCGTGCCTGTCATGATTTCGGGCAGCACCCACACACCGCCGCAACCGTACCTTATCGCCCCGCAAATGGAGGCTTTCATGTCGAGGTTTGCCGAAATGGAGGCACAGGCCGTGCACCCCGTTTTGGTAGCTGCATATCTTCACGACGAGTTGGTACGAATCCATCCGTTTATCGACGGAAACGGGCGCACATCCCGTCTGTTGATGAATCTATACCTATTGCGCAACGGCTACACGCTCGTCAACCTCAAAGGCTCGGACGAAGCGAAAATAGGCTATTACAAGGCATTGGAACAATCACACGTCGAGCAACACCCCGATGCCTTTCAAAGGCTTGTAATAGGGGCGGAAATAGCGTCCCTGCGGCGGTATCTGTCTATTGTCGATAACACGCAAAATTAACATCATGAACAAGAAAACATACCAGATTGATGCGGCCAGCCTCGAACAAGCGCGCGCCCTATTCGAATCGGGGGACATCGACCGCATAGAGGTCGGAACCGTGGCCGGGCTTTGTGAGATTCACCGCTATTTGTTCGGTGGGTTGTACGACTTTGCCGGAAAAATCCGGACGCTGAATATCGCAAAGGGGGGCTTCCGATTTGCAAATTGCCTTTATCTGGGTGCCATCCTCCCGGTGATCGAGCAAATGCCGGAAACAACCTTTGAGGAAATAATTGCGAAATACGTCGAAATGAACATTGCCCACCCCTTCATGGAGGGCAACGGTCGGGCCACCCGCATTTGGCTCGACATGATGCTGAAAAAACGATTGATGCAGGTTGTGGACTGGCGGAAGGTGGATAAGGATTTGTATTTGCAGGCTATGGAACGCAGCCCGATCAATGATCTGGAATTACGCGCCTTGCTCGGCCAGGCATTGACCGACCGCACGGATGATCGGGAGGTTATTTTCAAGGGAATAGAACAATCGTACTATTACGAAGGGTACGAGGCATAAATCTCAACGATACCGACCTATGGAACTACAACCTATACAAAGCAAGATATACGAGATACGAGGCCAGCGTGTGATGCTGGACTTCGATTTGGCGGAACTCTATCAAGTGGAGACAAAACGACTGAAAGAGGCCGTAAGGCGCAATATCGAGCGTTTCGAGGGCGAGGATTTTATGTTTGAACTCTCCGAAAGCGAGTATAACGCATTGAAAGACAGATTAAGGTCGCAAATTGCGTCCTTAGAAATCGACGGGCGGGGCAAGTATCCTAAATATCCGCCGTTTGCCTTTACGGAAATGGGTGTCGCAATGCTTTCGAGTGTTCTACGCAGCGAAACGGCAATACGGGTAAATAGGGCCATTATGCGGGCTTTTGTAGCAATGCGCAACTACATTACCACCACAACTCAGATAACGGCAGAACTGGCCGAAATCCGGGCAAAACTGGCACTACTGGAGCGAGCCGACGAAGACAATGCCGAAGCGGTCAATGACCTATCGGAGGATATGCGCAAAGAACTCGACAACATCTATCAGGCTATTGCAGCTCTGTCGGTCAAAACACCTACCATTGACAAACCCCGACGGCCGGTCGGATACAAGAAATGATAAACGAAACCAGCCACCCGTTGAGGTGGCTGATTTGCTATACTGTTTTCGCTCCATCCCGGCACAAAGTACTGGATTAAATAGCAGTTTTTTTATCGTGGGGAAAAACTACTGGTACGTGTTTGTGGAAGTAAGATTTACCTTACATACGAAGGCGGGTATTTTTCCCTCCTTCGTAAATTAATTATTTATTCCGGCTCATATTTCAGTGTCACGTCTGCGAAACAGCTTGATAAATCAAATGATAAACAAAAAGGGGCAGAGTATTTCCGCCCCTCGTCATTTCGTCGTCGTTCAGTGGCGTGCATCATTACACGCAGTAGTCGCTCTTGTTATTATTTGTATTTTATCCGTCCTAACTTTGCCAAGTTACTGGATACCTTTACACGCTTTTGCCCTTTATTAATATCCACAACAGAAACAACCGGGGCAGGCATTTCCGACATAGCTTCTTGAATTATCTGCTTCATCCCACGCATCCCGTCTCCGCGCTGGGGGAGATTGGATACTTGGATAGCATTGCCTCCACTGGAAACATTCATCGCGGATAATACGGCGCCCCAGTCATTCACGGCCTGGGCGGTCATGATGGCTTCGCCATTTGATACACGGGCAACAATGCTATCGGAGGTGCCGGTACCGGGGCCTGTGACAAGCCCTCCCTGTGCAAAAAATGAAGGGATAGTTTGTGCGAGAATTGTTGCCAAACTTATCCCGAGCTGGGTTTGGATTAATGCTTTTTGTGCCGCAAATGCTATTGGGCCAGCAATCGGCCCTAACGGCATACAGGCTGCCATAGCCGCCATTGTCGCTTTTTGCGCGTCAATAACTGCTTGTCCCACTGCAAGAGCTTGTTGGGCGATGGCAAATACTTCAAAATCATCCCCTAATGCTCCGAAAAGTCCGTGCAAGCTACCTACCATAGACTGCGTTGCAGTTAGTTGATCTATTTCTCCCTGAATAGCTAATTGTGTGGTCGTTCTAATTGCATCCTGCACCCTGTTTTCAGCTTCAAGTCGTGCGATTTCATACTGCTGCATTGTATTGTATTTGGCAACCCACTCCTCCTCGGCCATTTGAGTTATTGCGTCTAAATTTGCCTGGGCTTGGCGCAATTCCTCGTCCGCTATGGCCTGTCGTGCCCTCAATTCTTCACGTTGAATACCGCTATTTAAAGCCGCATAATTTTTATTTTTTACCTGGGCTGCGGCGAGTTGATTCATTTCGCCTTGAATCTTCAATCGCATTAGTATCCGGTTTTCTTCATTGCGTTTGTCCTCTTCATATTCCTTAGCTGCCCACCGCTGGCGAATTTCTGCTTCTTCTTTATATCTGCGCTCCTCCATATTCATGATTAGCTGATTTATGGCCTCACGGGATTTTGCAGTCAACGTTTTATCGTATTTGAGTTTGTTCTCCAACTCCTGCCGCTCCCACGCAAAGCGCATCCGGGAAAGTTCCAGCTCCTTTTCAAGGCTCGCCTGTCTGAGTTCAAGAGTAGATTTTGATAATCGCTTTTCTAAATCAAGTTGCGTTTTGGCGGCTTGTCGTTCTATCTTATTAGCGACATTAAGCGCCGTCTCATTAGTTCGACCTAATTCTTTCAGTCGTTTGATCTCGTTTTCGACGGCCTCGGCCTTTTTATTCCTTGAAATTATCTCGTCCTCTGTGGTTGCAATGATACTATTTATATCGGCAAGTTCTTTCTCCTTTCGCTTGATTAAATCTTCGATAGCTTTCCCTTCTTCTTTTGTGCCGATCTTATACATATGCATAAGCGATTGCATCGCTATTTTATTTGCGGAAAGGGTTTCGTTATACCGATCCATTGCGCCTCGCACTTTCTGCAGCGTATTTTCCAATTCATTGTGCGAGGTGGAACCTATTTTTTGCCCCGTGAATATTTCTCGCCACGTATCAATAATATTCATTCCATCAGGGGCACTCTCAAATAAAGCATATATTTCCTGCGCACGTTCTTTCAATTCCGGAATTTCGCTATCTAACCCGGCACGAAACTCTGTAAAATAAGCAATCCCGGCCTCCCGGCCGAATTTCTTAATGAACTTATCCTGCACGCCTTTGAAGGCTTTATCCATTACCTCGCCATATTCTTCGGCAGCATTAGCATTGGATTTTTCCAACCCCTTAGCAATAGCAGCCGCTGTAATGCTGCTTGCAAGGGCGTCATAAGCCGCTTTTTGGTTCTCTAAATTCCGGATTTCCTCTCTTTGATTAGAGAGATAGTCCCCATATTTATCCTCTATGACTTTGCGGGCGGCAGCATATTCGGCGGTACCTTTTTTTGCCTCACGCAGGGCGTCGAACTCCCGCCTCAACTCTGCCCTGCTGGTTTCAACCTCCCGGTTTATCTCTTGCGTATGTTGAGTAATATCTAACAACGCATTATCTGCGCTAAACAAGCCCTTTACCCACGTTCCGATCTCCTTGCCGAATGCCGTTAGCAAGGTTATGCCTACAACCAAAGCCGTCTGCCATGAAAGAATGGAAGCAAGAACCTGCCGAAACACCGGGATAGTCATTTTACCTTCGGCACGCAGCAATTTATTGTTGGTCGAAGCCCGTTTCAGTTCATCGGCAAGCATCGGGAGGTTATTGGAGATTGCAAGAAAGAACTGTTGAGCGGACATCGTAAGCGACGGAAGCTCCCGAGCCACTTGTTGTACCTGAAAAGACAATGGGCTCAACGCACTTGCATAATTGCCAACATTCGACCGGAAATTTAATAAATCCTGCTCGGCCTTGTTAACCTCCGTTTGCATATTACGCACCTGTTCGGCCATCTTCATCCCTTTTGCCGCTTTTCGGTCAGCTTCGGATAGTGCATAATACTCTTTTGTCAACTTCGAAATATCACGCCGCAGTTTATTAACGGATCCATCGAGTTGCGCATCTTTCTTGACTTGCTCGTTGATCTGTTTCATCAATTGACGCTGCGCATCGGTCTTTTCTCGGATTACGGCTTTATATAAGGCCATCTTTTGATAGTAGTCCGCATCCTCTTTTTTGAGATTCTTGATAGACTGCCTGGTATCATCAATTACCTTTTGTGCTTCCGCCCAGCTTTTGACAAGCTTCGAATATTCAATCTCGATTGTGATAATCTTATGAAGAGAATCCTGCTCCATATTCATTTACATGGTTTTATATTAGTAATTGTTTTTTACGCATACCCATCGCTGCGTATCCTGGGTTATCCCCCTGTGGTGTTCTTCGGGAGTAATCGGTTGTGTTTGGGCTATGCGCCCCCATTTTCCACCAATGAAGCGCATCCCCTTATCGCTGGATACCTCGAGACCACACAGCCTTCCAAGATACCCGAACAACTTTACAAAAGTTGCGTTATCTGTGGCAATATGTGCCCCTTTTGCCGGTGTTGCTATTTGGTAAATAGCTTGGGATATACCATCTTTATCCTTGTATACTATGGCTACCAAGCGTTGGCGCGGACAGGTCACAAGCTGGCAAGTTTCGAGACTATTTCCTTTGGGCGCCTCGTTGACATAGCGTAGGGAAACCGTATATTTGCGTATACGTATTTGCCAATCACCAGCTCCACCGGCAGCAATTTGTTCCCGAATATTATACTCTCTGTATATCTTTATTTGGGGTTTAGCGCCTGCCCTTGCGGCGTTTTCGCCATCGGTAAGAATTTCGGCGTTTCCTGTTTCCATTTTCTTGATTGTCATGCTGTTTGTTTTCTTCATCATGATGTTGATTGTTGATTAATTGGTGATTATGCCGGAATCCACGGCTTTTATTCCTAATTTCCCGAAGGGACTGCAATTTTCTCTTAGCTTGGTTGATTCTGTGAACCCGCTGCCCCTCCAATATTATCATCAGTTCTTCCCGGCTCAGTTCATTTGTCCATACCGTATAATCGGCGATAGCTGGCCGCCCTTCCGCTCGCCTACCCATAATCTGCATATTTTGCGCTTGTTTTTCGCTGTGATAGTCCTATATTTGTCGCGTATAATCATGTAGGGTATTGTTGGAACTGGATAGGGGGCGGCGCAGGTGTCGCCCCCCTATTTTTTACGGGCTTGCCTGGCAGCGTCCAGCTATAAATCCGTTGGCCATATAGAAGGCGATTTTGTCGGCTGTGCGCTTTTCTCCTCCGCGGATGCAAAGGGCCGTGCCGAATCCGAATTGCGCAGAACTCGGATAGTGGTGATAAATATTTCCGTCCTCGTCTTTGGCCTTAGGCGCTCTGAACACCTCGTAATAGGTCAGCCCGCCGGGCGTCGTGCGTTTGTAGCAGTACATCCCGTTAGCCTCGTTATGGGCGATTTTCTCGAATTTGTCGCCGAACTTGGTAAACTCGTCCCGCAAAGGCGGGTATAATAGCTGTTTTTTCATATAGGCTTTCTGAATTTTCTATTTTCTTTCACATCGTGGGCACTTGTCCCACCCGTGAAATTTCAGGTGCTCAAATCGCGCATTACGTCAAAATGGCTCGGCCTCCCCGGTTGTGTCCGCCGCCGTATTCTCATAGTCCGTTATCCGGGTCAGGCTCTCATTGTGCCGAAAGTATATCCGACCTGCCGCGCCCTCTCTATTTTTAGCTATATGCAGCACCCCGACGCCTTCGGACGATATAAGCCCGTAGCGGGTCGTGGTAATCATTTGCGCACCATACATCGCCGGACGATCAATAAACGCGACCATATCTGCGTCTTGCTCGATGGCTCCAGATTCCCGCAAGTCTGACAATAACGGCGTTTTATCAGCGCGTTCTTCCACCTTGCGTGAAAGCTGAGACAACATGATGACAGGGATGTTAAGCTCCTTTGCCAGCAGTTTAGCCGCACGGCTGGCGGCAGCTATTTCTCGTTCGCGGGTGCTGTTCGGGTTGCGGGTCGAGGTGTCGAGAAGTTGCAGGTAGTCGATAATGACCATACCGCACTTGCCCCGGCGGTGCATCGCCTTACATTGAGAGCGGATAGCCCCTATCGTGATGTTGGCGCTATCGTTGAGGAAAATAGGCATAGTCGAAAGGGTGGCGCCGGCCGTCTCTATCTTCGTCCAGCCCGAAGCGTCGACATTACCGGTGCGGAACGCCCCCGAATCTACACCCGAGCTGCCGACCAGCATACGCCCGGCCAGTTGGCCGGAAGGCATTTCTAACGAGAACAGGCAAAGCGGAACGCCCGACGCGGCCGCAGCACGGGCAAAATGCAACATCGTGGCGCTTTTCCCCGTCCCAGGGCGACCAGCCAGTACCACAAGCTGGCCGCCACGCCAGCCTCCGGTCAATGCGTCAAGCCGTCGTAGCCCCGTAGGAATACCGATGCACTCGCCCGCTTGCCTGGCCTGCTGTCGTCGCTCCAGGTCGTCGAGGGTAGCTCGCACGACATCCGACAACGGCGCAATGTCATCCGGCCGCGAGACCCGATCAGCAATTGCGGTTATCTCCGATGTAGCCCAATCCACAACGCCGTCGGGATCCGACACTGCGCGTGCCGCGAGTTCGTAGCCGAAAAGGCATAAACGCCGCCGGGTTTCGGTGTCTGCGAGCTGCCGGGCGTGATCCAGCACGTTAACGCCGGAACCTACTGCGCTGGTCAGCTCCGAGAAGTAGCGCAACATATCACGGTCTTTCAGTTCCGGCCGTTGCGAAAGCGTATAGAGGTCGATTTTATCGCCACGCTCCAACATCGAGAGCATCTCGCCGTAGATTTTGCCGTTTTTTGCGTCTACGAATGCCGAAATTTCGACGATTTCCGCCACGTCGGGCAGTTGATCCGGTTCGAGAATCAAAGCGCCCAAAACGGCTCTTTCAAGCTCGGGCGATTCCGGGAGACCTTCAGTAGGAGCCGGGCGGTTACAGGTCTTTGTAAATTCGTTTCGTTTCATGGTTAGTTTGATTTTGGGTCGTGTTGCTGAATTCGGATTTGCGGCGCATCCAATTTCGCGCGGCGGCTTTCCAATCTTTCATTGAGGATTTACCGGATACTTTCCAGCCGTTGGCCGTGAAATGGTCATAAAAGCATTCCGCATCCGTATCGCCTCCTTTGATCGTAGAAAAATAATCTTTGACTATTTCGATCGCGGGGACGACAAACGCCGTGCGTTTAGTAGTCCCATCGCACGGCTTGTCCGTGCTTTCTTTACTCTCGATAGAGAGTTTCTTTTTATCTGTTCTGTTCTTATCTATTCTATTCTTATTGTTATTAAGAGTGTTACTAACTGAGTTATCAACTGTGTTATTAGCACTCTTAATAACTGAGTTATTTTTCCATCGGTTCGCCATTCCTTTTTTACCCCCTTCGGATCTGCTTTTATGTTCTTCGTCCATAGGCTGCATACGACGTATTAACCCATTGGAAAAGAATATTTTATCATCAACAACATTAAATAGTCCGAAATCAAATACAACGCGGCGCACCTTTTCCGATTCTGTGCGATATTTGTACGCCACAAGTGGGATGTTTTCCAATGGATAAGTATAGTCGGGTTGCGCTCTTAAAACTTCCAGCAAGGCCCAAAATATGCCGTAACCTTCCATCCCCATCTCGAAGATTAACCGCTCGCATTTTGGATCATCTTTAGCGGTGTATTCGTGGGGGAAATAATTTCTATTTGTTCGTTTCATAGGGAGCTATATTTCGGATTTTAACACACGTAAAGCTTCGATTACATCATCCACCATATCGGGGGATAAGGCGATGAGACTTTGCAACTCAATTGGCATGTTATCGTCGGATTCTTCGCATAATGTGATACCGCCATTTGAATTGATGAAGATTTCGATAGGACTTAAGTTTTTAAACCTATCATCACTCGTCCATACATAGAAACCCTTGCTAATCATTCCGCACCTCCTTCCAAATAATACCTTTTGAAACGAGAACCGTGCTCGCTGGGCACCCATTCATCGAGGATGTCGATGCCTTTGGCCCTCAAATCGCGTATGCAACTCCGAGGATCGGATAATCGTAGGGCGACGGAAATGTCTGCGGCGGAATATTTTTTGCCTGATTGAAGCAAATCATAGACCCTCTGCTGGTGGAAAGCCAAAGTTTTTTGCGTACCTTTGTCGGTATGGACACCAAGGGTTGCCGCTGCGTGCTCGCTTCGAGCGCCGGCGGCGATCTTCATTTCATACATAGCCCTGGTGCTATTGCTGGTTATTTGCCGACTGTGCGATCCGCAATGCTGCGGCCGCCCGCTGTTCCTCGGGACGCAAAGTGCCTGCCTCAATCCATTTTGTGAGCTCCGTGCGAGAGAACACAAGGCGCCGGCGCACCTTACGATAGGGGATCGCATTTCTAAATGTCAACCCATAGAGATTGGAAAGAGTAGTCGGGTATCCCATAGCTTGTAGGAAGACAATCGCCTCCTCGGCTGTCAAGGTGTCGGATGCTTCCTCGGCTGGCTTCTTATAACCTGCCAGCTCTGGGATAATGGTGCGGACTGCTTTTAAGATCAAGCCTTCCAGTTGTTCTGATGATGCAACATATACTGTTGCCGGAGTTTGTACTTCCATAACATTGTGGCTTTAAAAATTCAAAATTTGCCCGCGTCCGGGCTCGTGATCGACCACAATGCAAAGGTGCATAATGTTTTATTTGCAAAAAATGCATATAAATTGCAAATAATAAGGGAATAATATTTGCAACTGAAAACGCCCCTACATGTAGGTGCAAAGGCGCTTCTCTTGTTAGTTGCAAAAAATTGCAAAGTATTTTACATTGGGGGCAAGTATTGGCATATTGACTGCCTTGTGGGTAAGTCCGGTATAATGCCTCTTAATTGGTTAATAAATCCGCTCAATCTGCCATTTAATTCTATAATCTTACCTTCTTCTTTTAGTCTCATTATTTCTTCTGCTACAATTTTACTGCGAGGTATACCTGATTTTATCGCAATAGTTTCTACAATTCGTTCAATTTCAATATCTGCGTCTAAAGTAAAATAATCCTTCAATGCCATTTCGCGGCACGACCTTCGTCCTCGTTTTATAGGGGTTTCGGGAACTTCATCTCCAGCATCTTTACCCCAACTAAAAATAGCGTGGCAAAACCTTTGTAAATTCTTGTCGTTTTTAATATCCGAAATTTTATATTTAATGCACACTTCCGCAATACCGCTATAAAATGTCGCCAATGCTGAAATTGCCTCCCAAAAATAATTTTCTTCTGATGAAATATTATTGAAGTTTTCCGACTGTTCTGCGATACGCTTTTCATGATTGATATAATGCTTTAAACGATCATCAGTGCCAAATATGCGCCATCCATACTGAATAAGTGTACATATTACGGCCTCTCGTGCTGCTTGATCCATTCTTGTTAGAATAGCATTTGTTGCCATTATATATTCTTCTCCATAAATATGTCCTCTACGTCCTAATCCATACATATGCCGATCTATATCATCTGGAATATTAGACCCTTCTAAAATTCCATCATACGCAACAAAATCAACTAATTCAATAAGCCATAAATATATATCTTTTATACCTTTACTATTAGATAAATAATAGCTATTTTTAGGTGCCATTAACAATTTTTCTGATTTTACAACATAAGGATTTTTGCATTTGAATCCAACACCTGATAACAAGCTTGACATATTCCCAATTTGGTAGCATTCAACCCCATCGCATACCCATTCGGTTATGACATCATGAATTTTATAAATAAATACTAAAGCAGAAAATACTGAATCAAATATAGCCGGATAGGTGTCCCGCAACCTTTCCCGCCAAAATATTTCTTTTTTATCTGCTCGCAGTTGGTGCACATATTCATTCACTTCATAATTAATACAAGCATTATAATTCTCAAAAATTAAATTTGCAACTTTTTCCCGTTTATCGTCCGAGATTAATTTTATAATATTTAATGCTTTAAGGCGTAAATCTATATGTCCATCTATTGAAAAATCGTAGTTTTCTACATTTTCTATTGGTTTGGTAAGATCATCGGCTTGTGTTTGCCTTATAATTCCTATAATAAATGCGTTCACAAGTTTAGAACATTTACGCACATAGTCCAAAACATCTGTAATTGTAGCTATATCCATACTCACTCGAATTTAGTTAATATTTCTGCCCACTTCGTGCGCTCCTCCTTTTCAAAACTGGCAAGATAGTTTTCCGTAGTTTTCAAATCCTGGTGCCCGAGCGATTCAGATATATAAGAAATGTTCGCCCCGGATCGTTTCAATACGGTGGCGAAGGAATGACGAGCAGTGTATGTTGAAATGCGCCCGATATTGAGCCTTTCGCCCACCTCAGCCATTCGTCTATTAAATGCTCGCGTAAAATACTGGGTCTTCTGCTTTCGCCGAATAGCATCCTCGGAACCGTCCAGCACCGGGAATATGTATGTATTCGGGGTGGCGGGGGTATTTCCCCAACGGTCGATAATCGTTTGCATAGGTTGGGTTATAACGACACTTATTTCCTTACGGGTTTTGGTGGTAAACTCGGTTTTCTGACGCACGAAATGAATTTCCCCGTCGGATATGTTATTATATTTCAATTTCACGAAATCGGCAACATTTATTCCGTTGCATAGGTAGAGGAATAACCAATAATCCCTGTATTTAGCCGTAGCCTGCGTACCGTCTTCGTATTTAGCTATGGTGGCTATCTGTTCTTGCGACAAAGCCAACTTGCGCCCTTCGCCGGCCTGTATTTCATACCGCCCCCGACCGAAGGGGTATTGCGATTCTTTGAGCACTCCCAAGCGCTTTGCATCGTTGAGGAGCGCGCGGAGGTGGCGTAGATTTATTGAAATTGTGGTTTGTGCTTTACCTTCATTACGGAGAAAGTCTGCGTACCTCCGCACCCAATTTGTAGTTACAGCCTCAAGTAGCACATTTTTCCCGGCAAACCGTTCGACACCCTTTAACACATTGTCATATACCAACATGGTGCCGATGCGTCCCGATTTCCTCAATTCGTCTATTTTGGCTTTAAACATCGTGTTTAAGGTATCGGATGCCGCCCCCTTCAATCGCTCATTAAGTGCCTCCAAAGAGAAATTGCCAGTATAGGCAATAGCTTTGGCCGCCGCAAGAACAATACTATAACTGTTTTCTATATCTGCGCGTACATCAAGCAATGCGCGGGATCGAGTTGTCGGTAATGCGTCCCACTCCTCCGGCGTCAACGCTTTACCAGTCGGGTAATACTTTCGGTTGCGTCGATATGTAACACGAACACGAACAGAAAATCGCCCCCCATCTCTCGGGTGTCCCGTGTCCAGCATAGCAGCAACCGTTATTCCATCCTTTGAGTAATTAAAATTCATCTTTGCGTGGTATATATATTGTCTTTTCGGAATATTTATGTAATTTTAAACACAACCGCAAAAAACACTATCGGCTATTATTGTAAACCAGCGTATTATTACATACAAAACGGGTACACAATCTAAACACAAAGGTATAAAATCAATCAATTTCATGCAAACATAATCAAAAATAAATTTATATATTCGCCGCTGAATTATAGTAATTTACAGTATAATTACAAATAATATCGAAAACAATAAAAATAACGGGCTGACGACTACGGATCAGAAGGTTACAGGTTTGAGTCCTGTCGGTGTCACGAAGAGGGAGCAAAGAAAATTGCTCCCTCTATTGTTTTTTAGCGAGTTACATCGCTGAAACCAAACTCTTTCGGCAATACAGGTGGTTTTTCCGCGCCTCGTTTCAAGCCTGTTTTCCCTCGGTTCTTACCGTTTATGTAAACCAAGGTGCAAACCGATTGGAAAAGAAAACCCGGGGATAACGCCATAAATAAAGTAAAAAATCATTAACTTTATCAGAAAAACATCCCCCAATGAAAGAAACGACTAAATTCGATGATTTTTCAGGCGAAAAAGCGATCTCGCTTGCGAAAACTTTTGCAAAAGACGCCTACACGAAAGAATTAGGAGTCGTCCTGAGTGTGGCCTTTAGCGATATACGCAATCTACCGGCATTGGGGTTTAACCAGGATGAGCCCATCCCCCTCAAAGAATATGTCGAGAAATGGGTTTCACGATACCTTTCGGGATACAATGGCAGGCCGTCGAAACGGCATGGCAAAAAATCCCAGACAAAACCAGATCCCGCCGTAAAATTAATTCTCCGAACCCGAAGAGAAGATATCGACGACAATTTCGCAGATACTCTTGAAAAAGGGCACTCCCTCATGATGACAATCGAGGGGATGGTCGGCAATCTGCTCGAAGAATATCTGGCGACAATTTTGCACCCGTATGGCTGGTATTGCTGCTGGGGAAGCACCATAGACGCGGTCGACTTTTGCAAGGAAGACGGCTCTTTACTCCAGGTGAAGACAAGCAACAATTCGGAAAACAGTTCCAGCATCCGCGTGCGGAACGGAACAGAAATAAGAATATGGTTCCGAAGATTCTTCAACAAAGCCAATACGTTCAACTGGGTCGCCCTAAATGAAATAATCGGCAGGGACATATTCAACGAAGAAGATTCTGAACGAAAATTCAGGGATTTCATTACCCGGACGATCCGGGAGAATCCCGGCTGCATCTACATCCCTGAAAAGTGCCATATCGAAGCTGTTCAGATGGAATTGTGGTAACCCCCAAAAACAATCGAACCTTTCGTTCCGGATCGGTTCGATTGTTATTATAACGACTATCGCGCTCCCGGCATTTTAATAATTCATTTTTTATCCGACAATTATTTTCCAAAGGAAATTTGTTTTAATGGAAAATATTCTATATCTTTGCATCGTTATTGATACAGAAGAACTATAAAAACGGATAATGACCATGAAAAAACTATTATTGACCACGATGTGCATGCTCGGCCTGGCAGCCTGCGCAAACGGCAGCAACAAGGAAAACAACACTAAAAAAGAGAATACCATGAAAACGATCGCACTGACCAAGGCGGATTTCCTGACCAAAGTCGCAAATTACGAAACGAACCCTACGGAGTGGAAGTACCTCGGCGACAAACCGGCGCTCATCGACTTCTACGCATCGTGGTGCGGCCCCTGCAAGGCACTCGCCCCGGTTCTGGAAGAGCTGGCTGCCGAGTACGGCGACAGCATCTACATCTACAAGGTGAATACCGAAGAGGAGCAGGAGCTCGCCGCCGCGTTCGGCATCCGCTCGATCCCGACGCTGCTTTTCATCCCCACCAGCGGCAAGCCCCAGATCGCACAGGGTGCCCTGCCCAAGGCGTCGCTCAAGGAGGCCATCGACAAGGTACTGCTCAACAAGTAGACAGGCATGGCACTCACCGTCGACAATCTCCGCTGCCCGCAGAACCACCGGTGCCCGCTGCTGACGGTTTGCCCCGTCGGGGCGATCACACAATCGGGATTCGGACTTCCGGTCATCGACCCGGAGAAGTGTATCGAATGCGGCAAATGCGTCGGGCACTGCGGCAAACAGGCCATACACAAACCGGCAGACAATGGAAAAACTGTGTAGGATCCGCGAGTTGCAACGGGCTGTCAACCGGTTCGAAGCGGCACTCGAACGCTCATACGGGATCTGCCTGAACGAAGGCATGGCCTTATGCAGCCTTTCGAAAGCCGGACGTCTCTCCTGCGGGGAGCTGGGCGAAATGCTGGGGCTTACTCCGTCGAACACCTCGAAGGTGCTCCGCTCGGTCGAAGGGAAAGGCTACGTAAACCGGGAGTTGGGCACGAACGATAAGCGGCAGATGTACTTTTCGCTGACCGAAAAGGGCCGCGTGCTTCTGGGAAGCATAAATTGTGAAGAAATCGAAACGCCCGAATTACTGAAAACACTATTCGGGGAATAAATGACGCAAACGGGGCAGCCGGTCTTTCGGGATCGGCTGG